ATGCCTGATGTAAATACAGTTATTACAGAAAACGGAACAGAAGTATATGAGAACGGTATATATTTATATCTTGACCAGTATATCGAAGAGCACAATGTCGAGGACATGCACAAAGAGCCACAGAGCAGATGGAACGCAGCTTTGTTGTATATTAATAAAAACTTATTTAAACTTCACCCGGAAATATTAAAGAGTGAAAACAGAGTAAGTAATACATATGACATTAATATTATAAATACTATATGTGATATATATATAGAATTATGTTATGAATACGATAAAGAAGTGAGTATATTAGGATTTTGTAAATTAACTGGAATAGTACAAGATACTATATATCAATGGGGCAATGAAACAACGAGACTCGGTTCATCAGCTTCTGAGATATACAAAAAGCTTTCCACTGAAAGAGAAGAATCACTTTCGAATATGCTCATATCTGGCAAGCGAAATCCTGTCGGATTACTTGGAGCACTAAACAGGCATTACGGCTGGAACATGGGGCAGCCAAGAGGTGGGATAACTGAAAAGCAGCAATCAATAGAGCAGATCCAGCAGAGATATAAGCCGGCTGAATTGTCTGCAAATGACACACAATTAGAACCACCGAACGCAGATTTTTAATTGTAAATCAGACACACAATTCTATACAATTTAGAAATCCAGTAAAATCAAGGCTTGCGGAGATTTAAGAACCGGATAACTTTTCGCTTAACTGATGTTTTGCGAATAGATAAAGAAATCCCAAAAGAGTTGTTTGAAATGTTTTTAAATTGTTCGCATTCTTGGTAACCCAGGGGGGGTTATATGAAAAACACTACCGGGGTGCAACTGAGTAGCTTAAATTAGGAAATGACAAAAAGAGGGTATTTGTATGGTATATGGAATTGGATATTGCTCTGAAAAGATAAATAGATATAGCAATACTGATGATAAGAGTTTTTTGACATGGAGAAATATGCTTAAGAGGTGCTATTCATCAGAGAAAAAATACGAAAACTATAGAGAACAGGGAATTGTAGTTTGCGAAGAGTGGCTTGATTTTTCAGTTTTTAGAAAATGGTACGATAGAAATTATTATGAGATACCTGCTGAAGATATGAGTCTTGATAAAGATATAATTCATCATGGAAACAGGGTCTATTGTCCTGAAAATTGTATTTTTGTTCCGAAATTAATAAATCAATTATTTGTTTCAAATAAACTAAAACGTGGGAATTTACCGATAGGAGTTTATTATAACAAGAAAAAGAAATGCTTTATTTCATGTTGTAGTATTAACGGAAAGAATCATCAGAAGGAGCATAGGGATGTATTAGCGGCATTTGAATGCTACAAAAAAGAAAAGGAAAATCATATCAAGGCTATTGCAGAAGCCTACAAAGACAAAATACCAGATAGATTGTTCAATGCAATGATGATGTATGAAGTAAAAATTACAGATTGACATCAAAAATCCTTTTCACATCAGATAAAAATTCAAAAGTTACATTCGATAACGGTTTTCAAAAAATTTTTTAAATAAAAAAGGCTTTAAAGGAGCATATAGAGAGGAAGGCGATGTGTAATGGCAAGTTGCAAACAGTGCTGTGGTACTTGCAAGTATGCAAATTATGATAAAACAGATGGTTATGAATGTTCAAACATAGAAAGTGAGTATGATGGCTGCTTTGTAGAGTATAAACATAGTTGTGAGGAATGGGAGAGCAAAGATGAATGAAGTAATCATGAAAACAGAGTATTCCAAGGCATTTGATGAAAAACGTAAAGGATTAATTGAGCAGAGCTATTATAAATACGGACCTGCACATTTGAATTTTGCAACCGGAAACGTTGATGCGATTGGAAGTTTGAAAAAATGCCTTGCCAAATTCGAAGAAACTGGGAATCTTGAATATCTGTGCGATGTTGCAAATTATGCAATGTTCCGGTTCATGTTTCCACAGGAAGAAGATTTCTTTCAGCATACCGGTTCTGACGAATCAGCGGGAATAATTGGTATGAGTGTAAAAGAGATGGAAGAATTTAAAAGAGAACATAGCTTTGAAGATGAATGAAAAATGGAGAGTGATTAAAAGATGAGAATTGTTTCACAGAGTAAAGATTCTTCTTTCAGCAAACAGGCAGAAGAAGTTTTTATACAGATGAATCAAGAAAGCACCAGTACAAAAATATTTTTTATGCCGGAGAAATAAAGATGATTGTGAGAATGATTTTAAAAATTATAGTAAGTCTCTTAGATTTATTCCTGATTTCGTTGTTGGCTTCATCTAAGGTAGAAGGTACAGAAGCAAAACATGGAGTTAGTTTAATAATTGTGCTATTGGTATTAAACATGTTGCTAATTTGGAAATAAAAGTGCGAAGTACAGTTAATTTTCAATCATACAGAAAATGGAACTGGAGAAAGAAACTCAAAGGTTCGAATCCTTTTACTTTGATTGCCGGATAGTTTTTGATTGTTTTCTATCTGGCGGCGTTGTTATATACCATTGTTTGGCATAGAGATACCTTTCAGCCACTAGGACGATTCTGTTAAGGACGGTGCGAGACCGTCCGGTGGTTATTGCCGCAGAAAGCGGTATTAGACGTAAGCCTATATGGTGATGAGTGATGGTCACTCCATAATTTGCTGACGAGCAATCCATATAGCAGTCAAACTTGATAGTTCGGGTGCCTATCCCACGGTGCCTAAATTTTCAAAAATATAATTCCCCATATGGTTAGGCAGCGGCAGAATGGGTATTGCAGGAAAAGAATCCTATTGGTAAGAGTGCTACCAAGTGACAGGCGGGCGATCATCCGTAGTCAGCAACAACACCTTTTCAGAAACCAATAATGCAAGGTTCGAATCCTTGCCTGCCTAAACGGTCAAATTATGCTGCTTGCTTGCAAGCGGTCTATGATTTGGCTGTGGTCTACGATGCTTTTATACATCTGATAGTGATTGTAAAATAAATGTACAACAAAAAGCCCATCAACTAAGATGGGCTTGGATGTCAGATGATTTTATCAGAAAGAGAGTCGATGGATTTTGCAACTTTGTTTATAGCACCTATAGGGTCTTTCGGTGAAGAATCTAAATACATTGTTCGGTTAGTATAGTCTAAATCAATGGAATATGTTTCTGTGAAACTTTTATTGCAAGAAACATAATTTACGCAAACATCAAATTTTTTTATTTTTGCCGAATCAAAGTCATATATGGTCTTTATGTGCTGTCCAGGTGCAAGCATTGTGTTTTTTAAGTTATCAATGTCAGAACTTTGTAAATCTGGATTATCTGTATAATTCCATGTTAATTTTGGAGTAGTGCTTATTGATTCAATAATAGCTGGTGAGTTTCCAAAATTTTTAAGTACAATGTAATCTTTTGAATACAATGTGTCATGATAAAGGTAAAATATTACATTACCCCTATTTTGTTCGAAATACTGATTTTTTTGTTCATCTAATTGTTTTCGCATTTCTTTTAAGTTTTGATATGTGAAATAGATAGCAATTATTGAACCAATGAAAGTTGCGAATGATAAAATCAATCCGATAAATTGAAATAATGTTGAATGCCATTCTGCTGGTGTCATATGAATTTCTCCTTTGTTTTTAATTTATTTTATCATATTTTTTAGAAAGGAGTTAGAAATGTGTGATTTTTGTAAGGATTATAGTGATAATAGAATATTCGGTGCTGATATTCCTATCAAAAAGTGCACTAATGAAACGGATTTAACAAGAGCAAATGTTTTTAAAGACCGCGAGGATAAAGTACCAAGTATTTTAATTAGTCAGTCTGTAGTGTCAATGGGATATTTTAATATTGCATTTTGCCCTATGTGCGGCAGAAAGTTGGTGGAAGAATGAATGAATTAACTAGACAGGAGAATGAAATATCTCTTGTGGAGTTTGCAGAGGAAGTCGTACCATTTCCATTATCCGAATCTCAGAAACAGTTGCTCAGAGAATATGAAAAGTGCGAAAAGAATGGAAATGGAATTGTTGTATGCAGCCCAATGCGTAGCGGCAAGCGGTTCATCCTGCAGATTATTGACGAATGGAAGAGGCAGAATCAGCTTGTAGAGCATCGTTGTAGTAAATGCAACCGTCTTTTGGGAAAATTCAACGGACAAGCTGAAATCAAATGTCCGAAGTGTGGTGAAATCAATAGAATTGGAGAGAGATAATGAGTGATTTGAAAATATTTACCAAGAACGTTGAACAGGAAGCGGTAGATCAGATTGAATTATTGCTTGCACAGGATGCATTCAAAGATTGCAAGGTTCGCATCATGCCGGATGTTCATGCCGGTAAAGGATGTGTTATCGGTTTTACTGCCGACCTGGGAGATAAAGTAATACCTAACATCGTTGGGGTTGATATTGGATGCGGTATGCTTTGCGTTAGTTTAGGGCATAGGGATTTTAATGCTGTTACATTGAATACTTTAGATCGTGTTATCCGCACCTATGTTCCAAGTGGGAAAACTGTGCATGATGGGCGGCAAATGCGTTTTGAAGAATTGAAAGAGCTTTATTGTTACCGGGAATTGAAAGATACCAAGCGTCTCGAACGCTCTATTGGCACTCTCGGTGGCGGCAACCATTTTATCGAGGTTGATACTACAGATGATGGGTACAAATATCTCGTAATTCATACTGGAAGCCGTAACCTCGGAAAACAGGTAGCGGACTATTACCAGAATCTTGCCTATGAATTGATGTGTGGCAAGGACGATTTGTACGAGCGTCAGGATAAGCTCATTGAGGAATACAAGGCTGCCGGAAGAAAATCCGAGATTGAGGGGGCAATAAAAGAACTGCACAAAAACTTCCGTGCCACTACTCCGAAGTTACCAAAGGATCTGTGCTACTTAGAGGGCAAATACAGGGAAGATTATCTGCATGATATGAGAATTTGCCAGAAGTTCGCCTACATGAACCGTGTCATGATTGCACAAATTATATGCAATCATATGGGATGGGGCGTTGATGCCGATATGCCGGATTACTTCGAATGCATTCATAATTATATTGACCATGATTCGAATATTGTCCGCAAGGGTGCTATTTCTGCCAAATTAGGAGAAAAGGTACTTATTCCAATCAATATGCGAGACGGTTGCATTATTGGCACCGGAAAAGGAAATGAGGATTGGAATCAATCCGCACCTCATGGAGCCGGCAGAGTAATGAGCCGGACAAAAGCCAAGGAATTAGTATCGTTGGAAGAGTTTGAAAAGGCAATGGACGGAATATATACAACTTCTGTTAATCAATCTACAATAGATGAATCTCCAATGGCATATAAGACATTGGATGAAATTGTTGAGAATATCAAAGATACAGTTGATGTGCTGGCAATTATCAAACCGGTATACAATTTTAAGGCAAGTGAATAAATAAAAAGAGCACCAGTTGCAGAGTGCCAAGCGGCATATATGTAGAGAGAGCCAAATTCCAAATAACAAGGGAAGGAGGTTCTCTCTTTTGGTTTCAGAACAAACGAAGTCAACAGCAGACAGCATTAAAAATTACATAAAGCAAAACGGAATTGAATACCAATCGTTGTACGACCTTTTGGATGTGGCGAAAGTGGCATTTGAAAAGGAAAATGACACGGAATGGGCGTTGAAAGTCACTTCGTACATCAAGGATTGTTGCAGGTGGGCGATTCAGAGCAATGTTGAAGTCGTGCAGATGGATGATTTGTACTGGAAAGCCATGAAAGCTGAAGCTCCTTACCATTTTGAATCATTTCTTTTTTATATGGAGAAGAATAGACCTCAAAGGAAGAAATTTTATGAAAACAGGAAGAATGCGTTAAAGGTTGTTGTTGATGATCTGCAAGATCTGGAAGATGGGAAGATAGAATTTTACGGATTGTCTATGCCACCGCGAGTTGGCAAGTCAACTATATGTATTTTCTTTTATGCATGGATAATTGGCAAGAGACCGGATAGCCACAATGCTATGGCCGGACATTCTGGATTGCTTGCAGATGGATTCTATACAGAAATACTTAATTTGACAACATCAAGTGAATACACGTTTTCAGAGATTTTCCCAGATGTTCAAAAGGAATCCCAACATTCAGATAAGAATGAGGTTAATTACAATACGCCAGACAGATTCGCAACACTGACTTGTCGAGGAATCGACGGTACATGGACCGGAGAAGTTGATATTTCCGAAGATGGGTATTTGTATGTGGACGACCTTGTTCGTGATCGAAAGGAATCATTAAGTCCTAGACGATTGGAAAGTCGTTACCAAGACTATTTAAACATTCTTGTCGACCGTAAAAACGATGGATCTAAGGAATTGATGGTTGGTACCAGATGGAATGTACTAGACCCATTAGGAAGAGTTGAAGCAGAAAACAAAAATGATCCATTGTATCGTTTTAGAAAAATTCCGGCACTTAATGAAAAAGGCGAATCCAATTTTGACTATCCGGTAAAAGGATTTTCAACCAGATATTATAAAAGGCTTAAAAAGCGACTTGATAAAAACGAATGGGAAGCAAAGTATCAGCAGAAACCATTTGTTCGAGAAGGATTGCTTTATCCAGAAGATGATTTGCGACATTACAATGGCATTTTGCCAGAAGGGGATCACCGCGTTATATCTGCTTGTGATGTTGCATGGGGCGGTGGGGATAGCCTTTCAATGCCGATTGGATATGAATACCCGAATGGAGATGTATACATTACGGATTGGATTTTCAATAAAGGGAAGAAAGAAGTTACTCTGCCGTTAGTCATTGGAAAACTTATGGGAGAAGAGATACGACAGATTTGTTTTGAAGCAAATAATGGCGGTGATATGTACCGTAAGTATGTTGATGAAAAATTAGAAGAGTATGGCTATAAGTGCAGTTGTACAGATAAAAAAGCACCTGGCAACATGGAAAAACTTTCAAAAATCATTGCGTATTCCGGGTACATAATTCAGCATTTTGTATTTTTGGAAGATGAAAAGCAATCCAAAGAGTATAGCGATGCAATGGACGAACTAATTATGTTTGTTCAAATAGGAAGCAACGAACACGATGACGCGGCCGACGGATTAACACAGTTGGCAATGGCAATTGAAGGAAATGGTGTCGCAAAGGTCGAGATTATGAACCGTGCGGAACTTGGAATATAAGGGAGAGTGGTATTTTGAATAAAAGAAACCTAAATCTTGAAAAATATGGAATTTCCGGTAAGCGATACAAAGAGCTTTGTGGATTTTGTGAGCAGTATCCGGAATGGAAAAATCAATTGAAATATAATAAGGATACAGTTAAGAGTCTTGAAATAACAGATATGCCAATTATGCATAACAATTCAGATGCTACCGGAAATCTGGCAATTAAGCGAATCGTATTGGAAGAAAAATGCCGGTTGATTGAAGAAACAGCAGAACAGGCAGGAGAAGATTTGAGCCAATATATTATTAAAGCAGTATGTTATGAAGTTCCGGTTACATATTTAATTGCATGTGAAGATATGCCAATTGGAAAGTCAGCATTTTATGAGATGCGCAGACATTTTTTTTATCTTTTGGATATTAATAAAGGATAAAAAATGAAAGTGCGGAAAAAAAGGACATACTTTCATGATATATTGATATTGTCGAAAGAATCAAGAGAGCCATGAACAATGTTTTCAATGGCTCTTTTTTAATATCTGGAGGTGAAATTAGTGGAGCTTTTCGGAAGAAAGCAGATATTTTGTGATAAAACAGTAATTGATAAAACGAATATTCTTGAAGTTCTTGGAGAAGCATACGCTATTCACGAGCAAAATAGAGCTGAAATGCTTTATCTGTTTGAATATGTAAAAGGTAGACAGCCTATTCTTGATAGAGAAAAGCAGATTAGACCGGAAATCAATGAGAAAGTTGTTGATAACATGGCATCTGAAATACTGGAATTTAAGCTTGGTTATGAGTTCGGTTCTCCGATATCATATGTCCAGAGAGCAAGAAAGGATATTAAGAGCAGGAATGCTCTTTTTTCTTTTTTTAAAAAAATGTTCACATCGGAGGAAAGCAAAAAAGAGGATTTAAGGGTAGCGGCACTCAATGAGATGATGGTTGAAGAGTGCAAAGCGGCAAAGGATTTGATGCTTGCAAAGGATGTAAAGACCTGCGGTGTTGGATATCGGCTGATTCTTCCAAAGCGTATAAAAACCGGTGTATCTGTGTTTGATATTTTGGATTTGAACCCAATGAACACATTTGTTGTTTATAGCAATGATGCATATCGGGACCCAATTCTTGGAGTTTCGTACTTTCCACACAAGGATGGAAGTTGTACTTTTGGGTGCTATACCAAGACTTCCTATTTCAAGATTGAAAGGGGAATAACAAAAGGCTTTGAAGATTGGTTTGAGGAAAAACCAAACACAGTAGGTATGGTGCCGATTATTGAGTATATCAATGATTATGACCGTATGGGATGTTTTGAGAGGGTTATTCCTCTTATGGATGCGTTGAATACCATTGATTCTGACCGTGTTAATGATATTGCGCAGCATATTCAAAACATTCTATGGGGAGACAATGTTGCAATCGATACAGAACAATACAAAGAACTTCGAAAACAAGGCTTGATTCTCACTAAATCCGAGCAAGGCAGAACGGCAACATTGAAATATCTTGAATGTGTGCTTAATCAATCAGAGAATCAGACGCTTGTTGATTATGTGGAGCGTAAGATTGAAAAGATTGCTCATATTCCAAATAGATCAGAACTATCCGGCGGAAGCACCGGAAGCGCAACAAATATGTCCACCGGTTGGATGGATGCCGAAACAGATGCCAAGTCAAAAGAACAGATTTGGATGGAAGCTGAACGAAGAGAAACGGCAATTATCCTGAACATCCTTAAAATGAGTAATGAAGTTGATTCCGATGTTGCAGAATTGAACCTTTCCGATATCGAAATCAAGTTTTCAAGGTCACGCACTTATGATTTGGCTACTAAGTGTAATTCGCTGGCAACTTTAATTAATGTTGGAATTGACCCACTTCGAGCAATTGAGATAGTTGGCTTATTTACAGACCCGCAACAGGTTGCATTGGATTCTGCTGAAAGAATCGATGAAATTTTATTTAATCAGAAAACTAAAACAAATTCTGATAAAAAGATGCAGCCCGACATTACAGACCAACCATCTAAGGTGTCTGTATCAGATGAATAATTGGTATTTTGAGAGCTTAGAAATAGGCTCTCTTTTTATATACATAGCAGGGAAGCTATTTAAAAACGCAAGAGACAAGACAAGTCATTAAAACGGAATCTAATGCGGAGGGAACCGCTTGAACAAACGCAAGGAGGATATTATGGCAGATTTGAAAGAATTATTAGGTGATGCGTACAAAGAGGACATGACTTTTGAGGACATTAACGCGGCGTTAGCAGAACGTGAGCTTGTCGATAAGAGTCAATACGACGGATTTGTACCGAAGACTCTTCTGGAAAAAGCAAATTCAGAGGCGGCTGACTATAAAAAGAAATGGAAAGCTGCAGCAAGCGAGCAGGAACAGAAGCAGATTGAAGATGCTGAAAAGCAGGCACAGATTGAAGAGGAATTAAAAAACCTTCGTCGTGCATCCAAGGTATCAGAGTATGAAAAGCAGCATTTGGCTTTGAAATATGAGGAGAAAGATGCCAAGGAGATTGCCGAGGCTCTTTATGATGGCGATATGGAAACTGTTTTTCGTTTACAGAAAAAGCATGAGGAAGCATTACAGAAAGCAATCAAAGCCGATTTGCTGAAAGATATGCCAACTCCTCCGGCAGGAAACCAGACAACTATTGATTACAGTAAACAGATTGCAGATGCGCAGGCAAGCGGTGATATGGCTCTTATGGCGTCATTAATTCGCCAGCAGGCTGCAGCTAATGTAACAAACCATTAAATACAATGTAAAGGAGATATTTAATTATGGCAGATGTATTTGCAATGAGTGGAAACACTCCTAATTATTCTGGTATGCTCTTCAATAAGGGCAACACAAAGACACCATTCTCAACAATGATTGGTGGAAGAAGAAAATATTCGACGAGCACAGAATTTGTAACTGGGCAGGAATATGAGACATCAACAGGAAGTCAGCCTAAAATTTCAGAAGCAGACTCTCTTAATGCACCGGCAGCTTCAGTAATTACAAGAGAGCAGAAGACTAATGTTACACAGATTTTTCAGGAGTCCGTTGGCACTTCCTACGGTAAAATGTCTAACATGGGTACATTAAGTGGAATCAATATTGCAGGACAGCAGGCGAACCCAATTTCCGAAGAGGATTTCCAGGTTGCAGCTAAGATGGCAAAAATCGGACAGGACATTGAGTACACATTCCTCAATGGTAAATACCATAAATCCAAAAATGATAACGACGCAAACCAGTCCAGAGGACTTCTGGAAGCAATTACCACAAACGCACTTGATGCTGATGGAAAGAAACTTTCTTTCATGTTAGTGTGTGAAGCACTTAAATGTATCAAAGAAGCAAATGGAGATATTACCAATATTGTCCTTGGTCTTGATTCCACAAGCAGAATGCAGTTAAATGCAGATGCTGTAGCAAACGGTCTTACAATCGTTGAGAGCGGAAGAGATGTTAATGGAATTGCTGTTGATAAGGTGCTCACACCACTTGGAACAGTGTATTTAAGAGACCTGATTTATCTTCCGGCTGGAACGGTTACACTGTTTGACCCGTTCATTATGGGTCCTGTTGAACAGCTTGTACCAGGAAAAGGAAACTTCTTCCTTGAAGAATTAGCAAAGACCGGTGCTGGCACCAAGAAACAGATTTTCGGTCAGATTGGACTTGATCATGGTCCAGAGTGGTATTCTGCTAAGATTACAAATCTGTCTGCAGCGATGCCGACTGATGGAGATATGGCAAGAAAAGTCTATTCCGTTTCAAAGGCAGATTCTGATGAACCTACATCACTTGGAACACTGACAGTTGCATCAGCAGCAGGGAATGTTACTGGAAAGACCAAGATTACCATCACAGAGCCATTGACGGAGGGTAATTCCTACAAATACAAAGTAGGCGAAGCTGAAACAACCGTTAAGTTGGGACAGTCAGTAAGAACATGGAATGCATGGAATGGCACTGATGAAATCGAAGCTGAATCCGGCAAAGTAATTACTATCGTTGAATGTGATAAGGCTTACAATGCGGTTAAAGCAGGACATAATACAGTAACTTCAAAAACAGAGTAGGAGATGAACTTGGATGGAAGAGCTTTTGAAAGAATTGAATATGGATTTGGAAGCTGAATTGACTTCTGAATTGCATGAGGATTCCGATAAGGCTCTTTTATCTTCAAAGATTAAGGGAGCCTATTACGCAGTGAAGCGTAAGCGAAATTATCAGGAGCATCACACAGAAGAGTTCATTTATAAAGATATGATGGCTATGTATGACATTATAAAAGACCTTGCACTGTATGACTGGAACCATATTGGAGCTGAGGGTGAGACAAGCCACAGTGAAAATGGTATCAGCCGGGCATGGAATCCAAGGGAAAACATTTTAAGGGAAGTAATTCCTTTTGCAACGGTTATTCAGAAAGGATAAGGTGATCCGGTATCTCCCAACCGCAGGGTTAAGCGGTAAAGAAGATTGAGCGTGAACTAGTAAGTAATACTTACAAGTTTGCAGGCGGCGCACGTTAAGCGGTGGTGGGCGGTGTGCCATATTTCTATTTTGGAGGGAAAGGCAATGGATTTCAAGAAAGCATATGAAGCACTCAAACAGGGTGCTATGATTAAATGCCCAGAATGGGCTGGATATTGGAAATGGGAAGATAATTCCATTAAGATGTACTGCAAGGACGGCAGAATACTTGATATTCGCGAAACAGAGAATGTTGATTACACTCTCAATTTCATTCTTCGTGATGATTGGGAGATTGTCGGCGAAGCTGATGTAAAGGATTTGGATATTCAGACATTCGCATTCGGCGAAGCAATCCGCAGACTGAAAGCCGGACAGAAAGTTGCCCGCAAGGGTTGGAACGGCAAGAAACAGTACATTCAGCTTGCAACAGGCATTTCCTATGTATCAGCAGACGGTGAGCTTGTGAACTGTGAGCATGATGCCATTGGCAATAAAGCAATCGCTTTTGTTGGAACATCTGGGGTTCAGATGGGATGGCTTGCGTCACAGGCTGATATGCTTGCAGATGATTGGATTGTAGCTGAATAACTTCTTGTAGCAACTCTCTTTTTGTCGTATAATGGCGGTGAAAGGGGATGAACATAAATGATAATTTACATTTTAGTATTATCTTTACAATTAAGCGGTTCTATAATGTTACTAACAAGTTGTTTTGGAAAAACAAAAATGATAGTAGTGAATGATTGTATCAATGGAAATAGAACCTTATTTGGAAAAAATGATTTTGTTAATTTGGGCAAAGATTCAGTAATAGAATCGTTAAAGAGGATATATTTGAATAGAACGTCTTTTTTTATGATTTCATTAGGATATATTTTATCAATATTCGATAAGTATATCGTTGAAAACCAAGGAAGGATGCTACTTATCATAATTGTTGTAGTGACACTAATATGTATACTCTCTAATTGGATTTGCAACGGAATTGCAAAATGTAATGCGAATAGATATGTTGATGTGAAAACTGAGGATTTACCAAATGGAACAAGCTTTTGTCAGAAGATTGAGGATTCGAAATAGGGTATGCATTCATTAAAGAAAAATAAGCAGAAACTGTACTACGCAACGTACAGTGATGAAGTTCCAGTCTATGAAACGGACGAGGATGGAAAAATAAAATACACCGAGGTTGACGGAGAACTTAGTCCGATACCGATAGGTACTATGGCAGGCTATAACGAGCCTGTCATTTTTTATGCCAACATTTCCGCAGGCAAGGGTGATGTGCAGGCTGATGTGTTCGGAAGTAGCGTTGACTATTCCAGGACAATATCTACTTGTGATATGGATTGCCCGATTACCAAGTTGACACGGCTATGGATTGGCTGTGAGCCACAGCACAACGAGGACGGTTCTGTGAATGGCGATAGTGCCAATTATGAGGTTGCCGCACCGCCAGCAAAAAGTCTAAATGGGATTGTGATTGCGATTAAGGAATTACCGGAGGGATGATATGGAAAACAGAAAAATCAATATCCTTGGAACTGAATGGAACATACATATTGTAAAAGAATTTCCAGAACATTTGAAAGAACATGAGGAAACCGCAACAGGACTTTGCAATGGCTTTGATAAGGACATTTTTGTAAAGGATATGTCTGATTGTGATTGCAAAAATAAAGAACAGCTTATCAAAAATGTTTTGAGACACGAAGTTCTTCATGCATTCTTATTCGAAAGTGGACTTTCTGAAAATGCCGGATTTTCCGGTTGTTGGGCGACAAATGAGGAGATGGTGGACTGGTTCGCAATTCAGTCTCCGAAGATTTTCAAGGTGTATTCAGAGTTGGGGATTATTGATACGCCGATTCCAAGTATTCCACCATTACAAACAGGCTCTTTCGTGAATGTAGGTGCAGTCGAAGCGTTGAAGAGTGTTTCAGAGGGTATAAGAAAAACCGTTGAAGTGGCAAAACGGGCGGGGTTACTGAATGAGTAAACTTATTTCATTCGGTTTGTCTGTATCGGAAATCGACAGGGCAATCAAAGAGTTGCGAGAATACCAGAACAGCCTTGATGGGAAATGCGAGGAACTGTGCCGGAGGTTATCCACCGAAGGGACAGCCATTGCGCAGTCTCATATCGGTAGCAGCGGTTTCGGAAAATATATTCATTTATCCGCTGAAATCACACCGGAGAAAGCCGGATGCAAGGCAATCTTTTATATGGAAGATTCACAGAAAATTGTGAGCAAATGGCAGAACCAAGACGGTGTGCAGAGCAAAGAGATCTCACCGGCGTTGATGTTAGAGTTTGGAGCAGGACTTCCGGCGCAGAATCCGGCAAACATTCCGGGCGTAGGAACTGGAACATATGGCACACATGGGAATAAGCCGGGATGGTGGTACATGGATTTACAAGGCGAATGGCACTATTCAAGCGGTACATCTCCTAAGATGCCTATGTACAATGCCGGTAAGGATTTAAGAGACAAGGTTGTTGAGATTGCAAGAGAGGTGTTTGACGATGGGTGGTGATTAAATGGCAGGATTTGAATGGAATACATTTTATACACATTTGGAAAAGAAGATGAAAAAAGCATATCCCGCATGCAAAGTCGGACGGTATATCACACCGAAGCAGACGGATTTTCCGTACTGTGATGTGGCTTTAAGTGATATATCCGGTGGAAATTACGATTTGGAAGGTAACGAGGGAGCACAGACACCAATGATTACCGTATCGGCATATGATACTGGAAGTATTGCTGATAATACCTGTTATACGATTTGCAATAAAGTAAAAGAGATTATGCTTAAATATGGTTGGCAGTGTAAATACGGTCCATTACCGGTAGCAAATGCAGCTGACCCAAATGTAAGCCGCTGGGTTGTAAGATTTCAGCGCATCTATGCAAATGGGGATGAAATAGAAGAAGTAAAAACTGAATAAACCCCTCGATTTCGATGGGTTTATATAAAATGAAACCAAGAGTCAGCAATGACTCTTATTTTTATGCACCGGACACCCACTCGAGAGGTGTTCGCTGACCGCTCAAAGTTATGCGGTAGAAAGGAAGAAGAAATGGCAGAAAAAGCAGTAAGTACAATTAATACCATTCTTGAAATCAGTGAGGATGGAAAAGCATGGGAAAAGTTATGCCCAATCAAAAACTATCCGAAATTAGGCGGAGCACCAAACCAGCTTGAAACAACTGACCTTGAGGATGAATCACAGACCTTCATCAATGGTGTGCAGTCTATGGATTCCATGGAATTCAAAGCTAATTATCTGTTAGAAACATACAAAACAGTATTAGCAAAGTCAGGAATTCCGCTGCATTATCGTCTCTCAATGGGAAAAGATGGAAAAGACGGTGTGGCAACCTGGGAAGGAGAACATGCTGTTTATGTTAATGAAGGTGAAGTAAACGGCGTTCGTGAGATGACAATCAATGTTTCTCCATCTACCAAGATTTCAATTGGTGATAAGACTGCATGAACAACAGAAGAGACGGAGAAATCCGTCTCTAAGCTGCCAGCAGAAAATGAAGAGGTTGTAACAGAACCGGAAGAGCCGGAAAACAAGGAGGAAGAAGAAAATGGCAACAACAGTAACAATTAATAACAAAAAATATGATGTTCCAAAGTTAGGATTCGGTCACATGGAAATGCTGGAAAGCGAAGGATATGATGTCCTTGCAATGTTCAAGAAAAATCAGATGTTTGCACCAGCAAGTGCTTTTATCATGCTTTGCGCTAAATGTGACAGAGAAGAAGCTAACCGGTTAGCAGAACAGCACATTTATGGTGGTGGCAACATGAATGAAATTTATCAGGCATTTGTAAATGCAATCAAGGAATCTGATTTTTTCAGAAAGGTTCTCGGTATGGACGAGAACAAGAAGAGTACGAAGAAATCTGCGACTGCGGAGACGGAAGTACAGTAGTTGAATTAGCATCTACAGAAAAGTTTTTCACAAATGAAATTTATAATGTATGGCTTCCGGCAGCAATCAGATATGGAATTGATATGAGGACATTTCCTATGTTGAATCCAAGAATCATGAATGCATACCAGGAAGCCTTTACTGAGAAGAAAAAGCAGGAAGCACAGATTATTGATTTGTCTGCATATTACAATGGAATCTATTGTCTTAGAGCAATAGGAGCAGCCTTTTCTAAGAGTTCAAAATATCCGTCACATCCATATAGTTTGATGGATAAAGAAGAACAGGAAGAAGCAGAACCATTAAGCGAAGCAGAACAGTTCAAATTGTGGGCACTTGCTTGGAATAAGAAATTTGAAGAAAAAGAACATTAGGGAGCGGACGTGTCACAGCGTCCGTTCTTTTTATCTGGCTATCGAATGGGAGATAGTCACAAACCTTTAATAGTTTATAGGAAGTTGGTGAGCAGATGGGAGCAGCGGATATTGACCGTTTAGAGATAGAAGTTGAAGCACAGGCAAAAGGAGCAAATCAGCAGTTAGATGCGCTCATTAGCAAATTGGAAAAGGTATCTTCTGTACTTGGCGGCGCAAGTGGCAAAGGACTTAATTCATTTGCAAGTGGAATTTCTAAGATTTCCGGACATACTGCAGCTATTGAAAAGATGGCATCAAGTATGGAAAAGTTGAAAGATGGTCTTTCCTTTGATTCTCAGAAACTTACTAATATTGCATCCGGAATCAGAACACTATCTAATTCAGCAACCGGCTTTAAAGGTGGAAAATCAGCAGAGATAACATCCCTGGCAAGAGCATTAAGAAAATTCTCAGAGGTAGATACGAATTCTATGTATGGAGTTACCTCTGCATTACAGAATCTGTCTAATGGCTTGGCAGGAGCACAGAATATTAATGTCGCAGGAGTTACAAGTATTGCTGCAGCGTTATCAAAACTAGGTGGAAAGAATGCCACTACCGGCACCGGAAATCTTATCAAGATTAAAGATGATTTGGCGAGCTTTGTTGCAGGAATGAACAATATCGGAGCCATGACATTTGATGTAACAGGACTGGCACAGCTTATACCAACACTATCTAAGTTAGGTGGCAAAGCATCTACACAGGCTACAAAGAATCTGCCTACATTATCCGCTCAGTTGCAGAGTTTTGTTCGGCAGATGAACCAGATTGGTGAATTAAAATTCAATATGTCTGGAATGAATGAAATGGCATCTGCTATTTCAAGGCTTGGCGGTGTGGCTGCCGGTAGAGCAATTACGAACCTTCCATTATTGGCGAAGAATCTCTCAGAATTAATGGAAACCCTGTCAAAGGCACCGGCTGTAAGTAACAATATTATTGAAATGACCAATGCTTTGGCTAAATTAGCTTCGCAGGGTTCTAAGGTAGGTTCCACATTAAGCACGATGGGTAATAAAGGTAGTAAATCAACCTCTATATTATCCGGATTGTTTTCCTCTGATGGAAAGGCTGGCAAAAGTTTAAAGAGCTTTTCACAGATTGCAGGTGCATTCTACGCTAATTTCTTTATGGTTATTCGAGGATTTAAAGGCCTTTGGAATACAGTGAATTCTTCAATGGATTTCCTTGAAACTGTAAACTACTTTGAAGTAGCCATGCGTAAGCTTGGTGATGATGCTGCAGCAAATTGGCAACAGGCAGGATATGATTCTGCAGAAGCTTATGCATCGTCATTCTCTTCAAGAGCAAAGCAGCTTACAGCTAAGATGACTGGATTTGATATTGATACAGATGGTAATGCTACATATACCGGACAGAAGAATCTTGGAATGAATCCGGATACTGTAATGAATTACCAGGCAATGTTTGCACAGGTATCCGAATCTATTGGTGTGGCAGAAGAAAGTGCACTTAATTTCTCGACTGCTCTTACAATGCTTGGTACTGACTGGGCATCCTTGAGAAACACTACATTTGAACAGGCATTTGAGAAATTCGCATCTGCTTTAGCAGGACAGTCCAGAGCAGTTCGTGCGTTTGGTATTGATATTACAAATGCTACTCTGCAGGAATATGCTTATAAATACGGTCTGACCGGTGCGATTAGTGAAATGAATCAGGCAACAAAGGCACAGTTACGATTACTGGCTATATTAGACCAGTCGAAAGTTGCATATGGTGACTTGGCAAACACAATGGAATCACCGGCTAACCAGTTGAGAATGTTAAGACAGAACTTTTCCAACTTGGCAAGAACAATCGGAAATCTGTTTTTGCCTATTATTGAGAAGGTTCTTCCGTATATTAATGGTCTTGTAATGGCAATGCAGCGACTTTTTGCATGGGTTGGTGGTCTGCTTGGAATCAATCTGAGTGGCATTAACTCATCCATCGGTGGTGCCAGCAATGGCATTGAGGATTTTGTCGGTGGAGCAGATGATGCAGAGGATGCCTTAAATGGTGCAAATGATGCGGCTAAAAAGCTTAAGAACACTGTACTTGGCTTCGATGAATTAAATCAGCTTAATGACCCTACATCCGGTTCAAGTAGTGGTTCCGGTTCTGGCGTTGGTGGCGGAAATCCATTATTAGATGCAGAAATATCCAAGGCGCTTGAAGAGTACCAGAAAGCATGGGATGATGCCTTTGACCGGATGGAAAATAAAGCTCAGAAGATTGCAGATAAAATATACTATGCATTTTCACATGGCAATTTTGAGGGGATAGGTCGATTTATCGGCAGCAGCATTAGAGATGGTCTCAATAAAATTAATTGGGATTCTGTATATAGCGCATCTAAGAACTTTGGTACTAATTTTGCTAAATTCCTTAATGGTCTGATTTCGCCATCCTTATTCGGAACTGTAGGAAGAAGCATTGCTGGTGCTTTAAACAGTGCAATTTATAGTGCATTGGCATTTGGAAATACATTCGATTTCAAGGATTTTGGAAAATCTATTGGAACCGGTTTGAACGAATTTTTCAGAACATATGATTTCGCTTCACTTGGACGTACCATTAATGTATGGGCAAATGGAATACTGGATGCGATTACTGCAGCTATTGATACAACCAACTGGGAAATGATTGGACGGCAGATTGGAAAATTCCTTGAGAATTTGAATTTGCTTGAAATCGGAGTCAAGGTTGGTAAGGCACTTTGGAAAGCAATAAATGCAGGAATTAAGACTTTTGCAACGACATTTAGTGCGGCACCGATTGAGACAACCATTGTATCAATGGTCAGCCTAAATAAATTAACTAAGAATATGTTTGGAACAAATGTATTTTCTGGAATTGCAAATGCTGCAAAGAAATTCAATTCATTTTCAAAGGCAGTAGATTTGGCAGGTTCTGCATTAAAGGGAAACTGTTCTTCTATGATGAAATTGGAAAGTGAATATCCAAAAACTGCATCTTTGCTTACTAAGGTTAGTGCCGGATTTTCAAGGCTTAAAACCAGTGCTACTGGTGGTAACTTCTGGGGAAGTCTTAAAACATCAATTGCTGGTGTAAGAAGCAACCTTACAACCCTGCAAAAAGGAGCAATTGGTGTTGCAACAGTATTTGGGGAAATTACAGTTTTTAAGGAATCTTTCCGAGATATTGCTCTGCAGACTGATAACATGGCAGAATCCATTGGAAAAGTAACTGTGGCAGCAGGATTGGCAGCAGGTGCATTGTATGTTGCATTTGGTCCGGCAGGAATAGCGGTAGCTGCTATAGCGGGTCTGGTTGGCGCAATAGCCGGAGTAAAAGATGCAATGGATGAAATTATAGATGAAAAGGTTGGAGAAGCTATTTACGAAGCTTTTTCCAATCCGGGTGGCGTACCTATAGATACAGTTGTAAGTAATTTTACAGATTCTATTGAAGAAGCTGGTAAAGGATTTTCAACTATATCTGAAAAATCCAACGAAATGGATAATGTGCAGAAAAATATTCAAGATACTTGGATTGAGATAACACGAATCGAAACTGCAATGGATAATGGCGTACTGTCAGTGGAAGAAGGAAAAGAGAAATTAGCAGAGCTTTTCGGAGAACTGGCAACATTGACAGAGCAGAAATTTGCCACAATGGAGCAGACAGTAATTGCAGCGTATGGTGAAGGTGGTGCATTACATGATGCCTTAGAAAATATAGGCGCGGATACAGATGCTGCTATTGATGCAATGATAACTTATGGATTCACAAATACAGAGCGTGCAAAAGAAATTGTGCAGGAAATGAATCAAGTAGAAGTAGGTTCTGATAAATGGAAAGAACTTTCTTCTGAACTGTATTCTTTAAGTTCTGATTTGGATGGATTCTCAAAGGCAGCGAGTGATTATTCTGTAGATATTAATAATATTGTAAAAGGAATAGATTACGATAAGTTATTCCCAGATGGTAAAGAAGTAGATATGGATGTTCTTAATGGCTATCTGGATGATATGAAAACTGCTGTTGACAATTATGATTCCAATTTGGAAGAAGCACAGAAAGACATTTCAGCATATTGGACGGAATTGTTAAATAGTCCAAATGCAACACCGGAACAGAAAGAAGTTGCTCAGAAAGCATTGGATGATTTGCCGAATGCAATTCAGAATATGAAGGATAAATCCCGTGAGCAGATGACCCAGGTAACAGATCTGTTTCAGACAGACTTTATTGATAAAATCAGTGGAGTTATAACAGATGCTAAATCTAAATGGGAAGACATGAATTTTTGGGAAAAATGGGTGAATGGAAATGATGAAGATGCATACATTAGAAAAGCTGTTGAAAAACAGGTTGGTAATATTGATGAATTATCTGATGCAATTGAAGAGCGGATGGATGAGCTTGGAGTAGACGGTGCTGGGTGGAGCAAAGATGTTGGAGAAGATTTACTAAATAATCTGTTTGATTGGGAAGCAATGACAACTTCAGATCTTACTTATTCATTGAAAGATAATTATGAAGAAATTGTCAATAATGCTTTAGAAAGTGCAAAACCTAGCGTAACTGATACTGCAAAAAATGTTGCATCAGCAACAGTAGACGAGTTTAATAATGGTGTTGAAGAATCAAAAGGAGCATCACTTGAGACGCTTGATAATTGGATGGGAGATGCAGGAAATGTTCTAACAGATAGTAGCGTTACGGATGATGCATCAAACAGTGCGAGAAATACGGTTGAAACATTTAATGCTGGAATCAGTAACAATACTGGAACAACTGTTGATACTTTAACCAGTTTTAGAACTACTATTACAGATAATATTGCACCAGCAAGTAGTGATATAGAAAACATAGGAAAAAACATTGTTGATGGTATTAGTAATGGTATGAATCTTAGATTGAAGTCTCTTGGAGAGACTACCTCTAAGATTGCCAATACAATAGTGGAAACAACAAGAAGTAAATTGGATATACATAGTCCATCAAAGGTAATGAAAGCACTTGGTTATTATACAACTGAGGGATATTTAATTGGATTGAATAACAAAGTTGGTGACGTAAAGAGTGCTTTATCCAATATGGTAGAGCCAGTTACAATGGAGCCAGTATCTGCCAGAAAATTTGTTGCCAGGGAGAAAGTTGCTATGGCGAGCATTACCGCACCAAGAAATACGGTAAGTACAGATGCTATAATGCAAGGATTTATGGAAGAAATGAAACCGGCTATTACCGAAGCGGTTTTTGAAGCAATGATGGCTAATTCCAATAGTAGCACTGGTGAAAAGAATGCTCCTACTGTTGAGGTCACACTGAAAGCAGATAATGAAACACTTTATAAGATGGTGAAAAAGGGCAAAGAGAGTTACAATCGAAGATACCATATTGTAGAAGATATGGGGTGAAATACTATAGTTGAAAATGCTCCTATAGTGTGATATGATTTTTCTATCACATTATGGGAGGTATAAAATGGGTTTTTTTAGAGCAAACAAATTTATTGATGGATATTCAAAGTTGGAAATTGGAATGCCGAAGGAAAAGGTTTTGGATTTATTAGGGAAACCTAATGGACAAAAAGTAAAAGATGGTGAAGAAATCCTTGTTTGGTTAAATTCTGAATTCAAAGGGGCTTTACGAGGGGGAACAATAGAACGCCGGATAGAAGTAACTTTTTCAGATAATAAGGTTACTGGATACGATGGACAGAATATTTCTGCAAGTGCGTGGTAAAGTCGATATTTTATTGTTCTATCACATTATGGGAGGAGCAAATATGAAAAAAGAACAAAAGAAAATATTTTAATGTTTTTATGGGCTATAGTTTCCATAGCACTATTATGTCAATGCCGTTTTATTGGTATTGAAGTATGCAAAGTTGTTGAGTATTCAGGATATCCACTAGAAAGACTTTATACATCGATGTTTTTAGTGCTGGGTGTATTAATTATCTTTGAAATTGTTTTTGCAAACATTTCGATAGATATACTTAGAAGAAGAGCGAGAGAAGAGACCAAGAATATAGAGTGACGAGAGAGTAACGCAAGAGGCATCCTAACGGGTGCCTTTTGTATTGACATTTTCAATAAAACAAATTATTATAATAAAAAAATAAATAGTAGCTTGAATTAGTGAGGTCTGGAAATAAAGTGCAAAACCAGAAAAGTACGGTTATATGCCGTCCTAGTTTGATTAAGTCCGTAGCAGGTAACATCAAACATAGGGCGGCTTTTTGTTTACATAAAATCATCAAGGAGGAATGGTGTATGTTAGTAGAAATTATGAAAGCTTCCTGTATAATTTAAATAGGTCAAGAGATTGACGAAAAAAATACCTCAAGTAAAATTAGATTATTACTGACCGGCAAGTTGGTAAAATCTAACGAATACAAGAGGTATCTACAATGAATATTAAAGGCTCAAAGAAGAAAAATCAAGTTTTATCAGTAAATATTTTTGAACAGCAGGAGATTATTGCAAAAGCTGATGCTATTAAGGCAGGGTTAAAAGCATCTACCTGGCATGAGTTGGAAACCAAAGGTAAGTTTGACAAAAACGATAAGCTTTCATTCGTCAGTGATGACATGCTGATATTAGGATGCGATATTGGCAGCGAGACACATTATGTGAGGGCAATTGATACCAGAGGAAGAGAACTCAGTAAGTCCGTTTTTGGCTTTAGTAATACGGCAGAGGGCTTTGAAAGCATGTTAGACTGGAGCACTAAGCTTGCAGCTGCAAATGATAAGAAACAGATTGTCTTAGGGCTGGAGCCTACCGGTCATTACTGGTTCTGTCTGACAACCTGGCTGGTTGCAAAGGGAATCAGTGTTGTGCAGGTGAATCCATACGCAGTAAGGCAGACAAAAGAGGTAGAAGACAACAGCCAGCTTAAGGATGACAAAAAGGATCCGAAGCTTATTGCAAATCTGGTTAAGGATGGCAACTTTGGAATGCCATATCTTCCGGAAAAACTTTATGCAGATATCAGACGTCTTTCGATGTTCCGAGATCAGTTGAATGAAGACAGGATCCGGAATCTTAACAGGCTTCACAGAGAGATGAAAATCTATTTTCCCGAATACAAGGACGCATTTGGAAAAATAGACGGAGCATTTAGTTTAGAACTGCTTAAGGAGGCACCATTTCCGGATGGACTGGCTGCCCTTGGAACAGAGGGAATGAAACAGATATGGCATGAGGCGAAGCTTCGTGGACGAGGCTATGCCAATGCATCAGCTATTCTGGAATACGCAAGGAAAAGCGTAGGGATCAAGGATGGAGCGGATGCCGGCAGACAGGCTGTTAAGTGGTTCGTCAGCCGGATTATCGAGCTTGATGAGCAGCTTTCAGATATAGAAAACCAGTTAAATCAAAGATGCAATGAGATTCCATATGCAAAGAACATTCTGGCAATATCAGGAATCGGTGAAAACATTCTGTCTGGGATACTTGCAGAGATGGGGGACATATCAAGATTTGACGATGTAAAGGAAATACAGAAGTTAAGCGGATTAGGATTGGTAGCCTGCAGTTCGGGCAAGCATACCGGAGAGACCAAAATCAGTCACAGAGGACGCAAACGACTCAGATATTGGTTATTCCAGGCGGCAAAGTCGGCAGTGGCACATTCGGAAGAATTTAAGGAACTTCATGTTTACTATACGACAAGGAAGCAAAATCCGCTAAAGAAGATGCAGTCGCTCATAGTGATTGCCTGCAAGATATTGAGGGTGATTTTTACAATCCTGACAAAAGGGACAACATATGATCCGAAGAAACTGTTGGGAGACATTGTAAGACCAGATCAGTCAATACCACAGGCAGCATAAGTACTACTTAAGATAGCATTACAAATCCAGACCCTTGCCGGGATTCAGAGTTTATCTGGATTCGGGCAGGGTTCTGGAAAAGAAACCCGTAAACCAGATGGAGTGTGGAGTGCACTACATCAGCACCAAGACCAACTGATAAAGCAGGGGAGGCGTCCACTGAAAAAAGTCCCGGCAGCAAAGGAAGGTCAGTAACAATCAAAAACAAACAAGAGCTGTAGCTGGCAGTAGTTCTCTCCGTAGGGCATGACCCTGTTTGAAAGCTTAGCTGGCACTCAGTGTATGAGCAGATGGGACGAAGGAAGTTGGCACATGATGCCATTAGACACGGAAGGTTCATCATCATAGTTGATCAGAGGAATTATAGCCTTAATAATGCAAAAGCAATGGATGCTTTATTTGGTGTACCTGTTTTCAACTATTCAGTACTTGATACAATGAATGTTCATGCACTTTAGCACTTGTTATGAGGTAACTGTTTAAAGAAAAAAGTCTAAAAATCAATGATTTAGGGCTTGAAATTATAGGAAGTGAAGAATGAAGAAGTAACAGTAGTAACAAGTCTGGATGTTGCTGAAACATTTGGAAAAGAACATGCGAGGGTACTAAGGGATATAAGAGACCTTGATTGTAGTGATGAATTTAGAGTCGGCAATTTTGCCGAGTCCTATTACATCAATTCACAGAAGAAAAAGCAACCATTGTATTATATAACAAGAGATGGATTTACACTTTTAGTAATGGGTTATACCGGCGAAAAGGCTATGAAGTTTAAGGAAGCCTATATAAAACAGTTTAATGCAATGGAAAAGGCATTGATTGGAAAAATTAAAGAGCGTGAAAAAGGAATTGCAGTTAGACAGGCTTTGACAAAGGCAATTCAGCAGTCAGGGGAAAATGATAGAATGCATGGACATGCATATTCAACATATACAGACTTGATTTATAAAGCTGTTTTAGGAAAAACTGCGAAGCAGCTAAGGGATGACTATGGAGTTGGAAAGCAGAATAATTTAAGAGATTTACTTTCAGCAGAGGAACTTGCCAAAGTTAAATCTGTGGAAATGGTTGTAAGCGGTCTTGTAGATTGTGGTTGGGGATATAATGAAATCAAAGCATTTATTACCAATACAGAAAGAAAATTAATTGCAGCATAAAAATTAAGCACTTACCTTTAGTTGGTGAGTGCTTTTCACATATATAGAATTTACCGGCTATTGTTTGAAATAGTCGTAAACCTAAAAGAATTGTAGGTAGGTGGACAATATATGGCAATGATATGGGTAAATGGTGTGGTTATTAAAACGCCAACATCTTTTAGCTGGGGACTGCAGGATATATCAGATTCAGATTCCGGAAGAACGCAGGATACCATAATGCATAAGAATAGAGTTGGGCAAAAACGTAAGATTTCGCTAACTTGGGATAATGCAACGAGCGAGGAAACGGCTGCTATATTACAGGCATTTAATCCGGAATATGTAGATGTAACTTATCCGGATGCAATGAGTGGCAAAGATGAGACTAGAACATTTTATGTGGGTGATAGAACTGCACCTATGAAAATGTGGACGATTAATAAGAAAATTTATTCTCAAATCAGTTTTAATATAATTGAGAGATAGAAAGGCAGGGGTACGATGTTAGATTTATCAACTGAATTTAAGCAGGAAATGTATAATGACAACCGGAACTTTCTGCCTTTTTTGGATATAACGCTTCTTAGTGGAAAAGTATTGCATATTACAAAGGAAAAGGTATGGGAAAATACCTTTAAGATTGAAGATGCTACATCCAGTCAGAATAAATTTACTATTGGTGCAGCAGTCACCGGAAAGCTGAAAGTTACGCTAAATAATATTTATGATGATTTCAGTGATTATGATTTTGCTGATGCAACAGTAATTGCTTATGTTGGGTTACAGATATCAAACACCATTGAAAAAATCCGGGTCGGAACATACATAGTCGATGAGCCTAGCTATGATGGCTCAACAATCACATTATCCTGCATTGATTATATGAGTAAGTTTGATAAACCATACTCTAATAGTAAATTAAGTTATCCGGCAACTATTTCTGCTATATTGGCAGATGCGTGTAGCAATTGTGGAATTTCCATGTTGAGTGCAAATATTCCAAATGGAAAATATACGGTAAAGAATCGACCGGATGATAAAGCAATGACATTTGGTGATATTGTTGCCATGGCTGCGCAAATATCCGGTTGCTGGGCGAAAATGGATGCCTACGGAAGATTAAAACTTGATTGGTATAATATGTCAGCATTTGAAATCAACTCTGCGTTGGATGGTGGAACTTTCCAGACAACAACAAAGCCGTATTCCGATGGGGATGATGCGGATGGTGGTAATTTCAAGGATTATTCCAGTGGAGATAACATTGATGGCGGTACATTTACCGACCAGAAGACATATCATCATATATTTTCTACAAAGTCTTTTGATGTGTGCACAGATGATGTAGTAATAACCGGCGTAAAGGTAACAGAAGAATTCGATGAAACAGACACGCAGAAGAAAGCAACGTATCTTGCCGGTAAAGAAGGGTATGTAATTGAAATATCCGGCAATGACTTGATTCAAGATGGAACAGCTAAGACAGTAGCAACATATTTATACAAGCGTATTGGTGGAATGAGATTCAGACCGTTGACAGTATCAACACTTGGCAATCCTGCTGTTGAAGCGGGGGATGTGGCTTATGTTACTGATAGAAAGCAGAATACTTATCAGGCATTTATATCCACTCGGACATTTACTCTTGGTGGCAGCCTAAATATATCCTGTGATTCTGAAACACCGGCGCGAAATAAAACAACACAATTTACGCAGTTCACCAAGGCGGTTGTAAAAGCCAGAAATGAGAGTAAAAAGCAGTTATCTTCTTATGATTTATCAGTACAGCAGCTTACCAATCTGATGACACAGTCATTTGGTGTATTCAAATCCGAGGAAATATTAGAAGATGGTAGCACTGTTTATTATATGCACAATAAGCCGGAGCGTGCAACCAGTTCGACTATTTGGAAAATGACAGCAGATGCTTTGGCGGTATCCACAGATGGCGGTAAGACATGGAATGCTGGTATTGATTCATCCGGTAATGCAGTTGTAAATGTTCTGAATGCTATCGGGATTAATGCGGATTGGATAAACGCCGGAGAAATAACTGGTGTAAGTATAAATATTGGTAATGGTGTATTTGTTGTAGATAAAGAAGGGGCTGTTACAATTAAATCTGGGAATTTCAACATTGGTGGAGGAGTATTTAGTGTAGATTCCAATGGAAATTTAACTTCAAAATCTGCATCTATATCAGGTGGAGATATTACCTTAAGTTCGGATATTCAATATGACTCAAAACTTAATTTGGTACGGACATATAATGGAAAAACATATGGAAGCGTGAATTTAGCGGCAGATTTAATTAAAATGACAAGCGGAACCGGAACATGTATTAATATCACTACTAGTGGTTCACAATTTGATTCGCTTTATATTGGCAAGTCAGATACTCCGGTAATGCACAACTATTCATTATTGGTGGATGGAGATGCAAGTATAAAAACAAATTTGATAGTATCAGGCACAAAATCAAGAGTGGTTAATACAGAAAATTATAAAGACCGGCTGCTATATTGTTATGAAACACCCTCTCCTATGTTTGGTGATATAGGAGAGGGAACCATAGATGAAACGGGTAAATGCTATGTTTATATCGACGATGTATTTGCAGAAACAATAGATACAGAAGTTCAGTATCAGGTGTTTTTGCAGAAATACGGTGATGGAAGTATTCATGTAAGTGAAAGAACACCGTCATATTTTGTTGTAAGTGGAACTCCAAATATGAAGTTTGGATGGGAATTAAAGGCTATTCAAAGGGAGTATGACACTATGCGTTTGGAAGAGTCCTCGGTATTGCCTGATGGTGCAGATACCGAGGATAGTGCAGCAGAAACCTATAATTATTTAACATCATTGTTATATGATGTGGAAAGTGAGGAAGTATCATGAAAAATATTAAAGGATTTGCAGTAGCATCGGATGGAAACATGAAAAGAATTGCCATTACATTTGATGAAATCAGTGATACCGGCAAGGTAATTAATTCCAATGTTAAAATGAATCGAATTATCACAGATGAAAACGTGCTTGCTGCAGTTTCAACACTTGAGCAGTATGGTCAGATTGTTATTGATGAATAGAGGTGATTCAATATGGCAATTCAGATGCGAAAAGGGTTAAAGGCAGATTTCGACCCGACAAAGATGTTGCCTGGAGAATGGGCGGTATCTATCGACAGTGATACAAGTAATCAGATTGTATGGATGTGCTTTGCAGCCGGTGTCGTAAAAAGAATTGGAACATATGAAGATTTCAAAGATATGATTCGAGAAGCAACCAAAGACATCCGGGATGAATATGTAACTGAATTCAACTCAATTCTTGATCAGATAGATAAATTAGCTGACACAACACAGAAGAATAGAGATACCGTAGTTAAGATACATGATGATATAGTAAATACCTATTTACCACAGATTATCGAGAATGCGAATCTTGCCAGTTCTTCCGCAACAATAGCGGTAAATAATACTGCATTATCTAAAAGCTATGCAGTCGGTGGGACTGGTACACGAACCGGTGAAGATACTGATAACAGTAAATATTATAGTGAGCAGTCACAGGCGAGTAGCCAGACAGCACAATCCTATGCTGAACAGGCAGAAGCTGCAGGAGATGAAGCGGTGAATAAGATAAATGAAGCCTTATCACAGAATGTTCCACAATTTACGATTGATTTTACAACCGGGCACCTCAAATATGATGGTGGTCGGTTCAATTTTGAAGTTCAAAATACAACAGGACACTTATTATGGGAGGTGGCAATTTAAATGAACGATGCAGGAAAAGTAGCATTTACTCCGAAAGGAGATTACAGCAGTACAGTTACATATGAGTATTTAGATACTGTTGTCTATGACGGAAACGCCTACGCTGCACTTAAGACAACAACCGGTAATGCACCGGAAGAAGGCAGTGAGTATTGGGCGTTATTAGCAAGGGGCGGTACATCAGTACCAGTAGCAACAGAAGACACCATGGGAGCTGTAAAAGCCAGTGACGATATTGGTGTAGATTCAGATGCTAAAATGATTCTTAGAACAGATTTTGCACCACAGGAGAATCTAACGGAACTTGAAAGTGGAGAATCCAGAAATACATTCTTTGGAAAAATTGCAAAGGCTGTATCTGATCTGATAAGCCACGTTGGGTTAAAAGCATCTTCTGATAAAGCGGGGCATTTAAAAATAAGTAATAGTGCTGCTATTACAACAGCAGGGGAGTATGCCCTTGATGCAAGAGAAAAAAATGCTTCTATTTCTGGAACACTTGCAAATAAGGTGAGTGAGTATGTAATAATTAAACCTGTTAAAATATATAGCAAGACAACAATAGCGGCAGGACATGGTGCTACATTATTTTTTGCAATACCAACAATAAAAGGCTATAAGTGTGTTTTAGGAATTGGCGGAACAAGTAGTAATGGAGCTATTGTTCCAATCCGTTGTTCCAATGTACCGAGTACAGATGGAACAATGCAGCTATTTTATAAAAATGAAGCAGGCACAGCACAAGAAATTGAAGATTTATATTGCAATATGATCTTCGTAAAAGACATTTAAAAGAAAAGGAGAAAAAAGAATGAGCAAAGAATATGTAATTATCGGCAAAGAAAATTATAAAACCGAATCTGTAGTAACAGGGGGAGATAGTATCAGCTTTTCACTGTCTGATATGGAAATTGCAGTTGCAGTAAAGAAGTTTAAAACCGTTACAGAGTTATCCATTTCTGGTGATGACTTAAAACCTTACGGTATATACAGTAATTTAACCTTTAACGCTGCTTTGGTTGATGATAATGGACTTGTAACTGTCATATATCATATCATGCAATCTGTAGATAAACGTCTTTCTGAATTGGAAAAGACACAGATTGAACAGGATGAAGCAATCGCAGAAATAATTGGGGGTGATTTAGATGCTGAGTAGACCAGTAAAGAGCATTATGGTTCGTGTGATTAAAAGAAGAATTGCAGAGGGGGAAAATTTAGACAGCATTCTTGAAAGCTATCCGAAATTATCAGATGAGGACAAAGAGGAATTGCGTAAAGAATTCAATTAAATGGGGTGTGAGATATGGACATGGATGCAATCGAAATTGAACACAGAATTACAGAAGTTGAGCAACGGGCTAAGTCAAATACGCATCGTATAGACAAACTGGAACCTATTGTTGAAGAAATACATACAATGTCAAAGACAATGGTACAGCTCGTGGAAGAAGTAAAACATACGAATGAAAATGTGTGTGCCTTGGATGAAAAGGTGGACCGTATGGATAGCCGGGTGGACGAGATGGAGCGTGCACCTACAGAGGATATAAAGAAATATAAGAATACAGCAGTAACAGCAATAATCAGCACGGTTGCCGGAGCACTGGCATCTGGGTTGATTTTTTTAATTGCACAAAATTTATGATTTGGAGGATTTAAATATGACGGATTTAGGATTTTTAACAGAATTTATGGTGCCTGTGATTGTAGGTATTTGCTTGTGTGTAGGATATATCGTAAAGAAGTGGATTAATGATGTAGATAATAAATATATCCCTACCATTTGCGCTGCTCTTGGCGTTATTTTGGCAATCTGGCTTAACGGATGGACAGTTACAGCACCGATATTATTAAGCGGCTTATTTAGTGGATTGGCAAGCACAGGACTGCATCAGTTATTTAAGCAGTTGTTAGAGAAAGGCGGTAATAAAGATGGCAAATAGAAAAATTGGACAGGCAGGACTTAATTTGATTAAGCAGTTTGAGGGATGTCGGCTTACTGCATATCAGTGTGCTGCCGGAGTATGGACCATCGGTTATGGACATACCACCGGAGTAAAAAAAGGTATGACAATCACGCAGGCACAGGCAGATACTTATTTAAAACAGGATTGTGCAAAGTTCGAGAACTACGTCAACAGTGTAGCGTATGTGCCAATCACTGCATCGCTCAATCAGAATCAGTTTGATGCACTGGTTAGCTTTGCTTTTAATCTTGGACAGGGCAATCTTAAGAAATTGTGCGCTGGACGAACTGCATCCCAGATTGCCACATCCATGCTGCAGTATTGCAAGGCAAATGGAAAAGTTTTGGCAGGTCTTAGAAGACGTAGAGTAGCGGAGCAGGCATTGTTCAATAAAACAGTTGCAGTATCACCGTCAACAAGTACATCAAAAGCAGAAAGTGAGGATTACAATATGAAAGTAATTAAAAAGGGCAGTAAAGGTAATGCAGTAAAGATTTGGCAGATTATTGTTGGAGCAAATCCAGACGGAAGATTTGGCAGTGGAACAGAAGGTAAGACAATTGCTTGGCAGAAGAATCATGGACTGACCCCGGATGGCATTGTAGGAAAGAATTCTTGGAAAGCAGGATTGGAATCATTATAGAAATATGAAAGAGCCGGTAGAGAGTGTTATTATATGATGCTCTTTGCCGGCTTTTTTTTAGTAGAAATTTACTATTTACAAAACAAATGTTCGAATATATAATAAAGACACCAAAGAAAAAAGGAGCAAAACACATTGAATAGTATTCTAAGAACCAGCATCCCGGTTCAGATGATTTCGTGCACTGATACGGATGGAAAGATAACACCAATGCGGTTCCGGTTTAAGGACATAGATGGCAGTATAGTATCTGTCACGATAGATAAAATTTTAAAAAGAGAAAATTTGACAAGGCTTATTGGAATTAAGTACCAATGTACAGCTATTATATATGGTATGGAGAAAGGCTTTACGCTTCAATACAATTATTCCATGCATGAGTGGAAAATGATTGAAATAAGTCAGCAGGAAGTCTAATATTATTTTTTTCAAATTCATACATACTACTTACATATACACAAATGGTGGAGGTAGTAGTATGGCAAAAATGAAATTGTGGAATATTCGAAGTGAACGAAATATTACCACTAGAGAACTGGCAAATTTATCTGGAATTAGTAAATCTGAAATCAACAATATTGAAAATGAAAGATATTCACCAAGACTCTCTCAGCTTGAAAAACTTGCTGCAGCATTGGACATGGGAATCGTGGATTTATTCGATTCGGAGTATAAATATGCGCCTAAATAAAGAGTCTTGTCCACAACCGTGGACAAATTCGCAAAAGTAAAGACAAATAATGGAAAATATAATATAATGATCATATGTAGTAACAGGGGAGAAAGTGGAAAAATTATTTAGCTTAATAGCTTTTTCTTTAAAAAAATAAAAAAATGGTCGAAATAGGGGAGAAAAAACTTTTTTTATTTTATACAATGATTACGTCACCAATGAAATCGCAAATATACAGCAGGAGAGGGAGATTTTTATGAATTCTAAAGAAAACATTGTGAAAGAAGAAAACACGTATATGTCAAACCAAGAATATCGAGAAGAACTACGAAAAATATTTGATGGTATTAATGAAAATTACAAACTGCGTTGGTTCTATTCGTTTGTAAGAGAAAAATTAAGGAGTAGCAACTAAGGCTACTCCTGGTCTTTGGCATTCTGCTCGGATAATGCTTTTGCTTGAACTTCCAACATACTTAACATTTCTGGGCTTAATTTTTCGGCGTATGCAAGAAGTGCCATGATTTGTGGATTATTGCTTACTCTTGCTAACAGTCGTTCGTTTCTGTTTGAAAAATTTTTATCGACTTCGTATTTTTCAATTAGTGCATCGATAACTTCTTGAGAAATTTCATAATCTGGTTCTAAATCACACACTTCTGTTTGACAAAACGACTTGTAATCTAAAGATTCTATATTGAAGTTATTTTGGTGAATTTTCAACGAAAAGGCAGCTTCTAAATACTTTTCAAAAGCCTCTATTTTCCCATTTATTGTTTTTTGCGGATTTCTGAATTCAGTAATCCTATCTGTTCTTTCAATACTTGCTTCATTGAATGTCATGAAAAAAGGATATTTTTCTTTTATCATTAAAAATTGTTGATGGAATAGTTCATGTTCTTTTCTTGACTGTTCTGAAAGCGGGTTATCTCCAAAACCACATATAGGGCACACCAACATATCGGTTTTTCCAACTAAAAAATCAAGACTAACATTTAGAACATCTGCTATACGTTGCATTTTATCATCCTTTGGAACATATTTTCCATTTTTCCAATTTGAAATAGTGGCAGTTCCTTTTATTCCAGCTAATTTTGTTACTTTGTAATCCGTGAATCCCCTTAAATCACGGATTTTTGCATATCTTTCATAAGAACAATTTCCCATAAGAGACCTCTTTCAAAAAAAATAGATAAGAAAAATAAGCTATCACCTATTGACACACTTATAAAACTATGCTAAAGTACATACATAGCTTAGAAAAATAAGCTAAACGAAAGGCAATCGCTTTAATTTCTATATTAACTTAGGTAGCACTATGATTATATTAGAAAACTAAGCTAAAGTCAATATATATTATAGAATCGAGGTGAAAAAAATGTACGAGAAGTACGCAAAGCGCAGAGACGAACTGGGGCTGACAGATTATAAAGTGGCTCAAAAAAGTGGTGTACTTACATCAACGCTTAGCGAGTGGAAAAAACATCATGAGACAGACGGTGAAGCTGGGTATCAGCCAAAACTTGATAAACTTTCCGCTATTGCGTCAGCATTGGATATGAAAGTATCAGATTTGATTGATTAGGAAGGAGAAGAATGAACGAATTAGAAACAACCAAAATGCAGACACCGATTGAGATTGCGCTTGGCGTTGATGAAAACGGAATGACTACAGCAAGAGCGTTGTATGATTTCTTGGAACTTGCACAAGGACAGTTTTCAAGATGGGCGAAAACAAATATTGAATCCAATGAGTTCTATGAAGAAAACAAAGATTGGTGGGGGTTCGACATTATGTCGAACGGTAATAATTGCAAGGATTACCGGCTCACAACTGACTTTGCAAAACACTTGTCTATGGAATCTCATTCATTAAAAGGGAAGATCGCCAGACAGTATTTCATTACAGTAGAGGATAAGGCAAAAGAAATGGCAATCAACCGATCACAGCTTTCGCCGCAGATGCAAATGTTTTATGCCATTGCTGACGGACAGGCAAAAATGGAGTTGGAGCAGAAGCGGCAGGCGGAACAAATGAACCGTATTGAGCAGAATCAGGATGCCATTGTGGAAACATTCCAGAAAACAGACAGTGTGGAGGATTTCCAGAAATGGGCGAATGATCGTATTGCGCAAATTGCAGAAAGTCCGAAGTTTGATAAAGGCTACGGCAGAAGCAAGAATTATTCTCTTGCAAGATCTGAAAGTTATGAGCGGTTGAAGCAGAAAAGAAACTGCCGCCTTGATGATCGAGTTCAGAAAGCAAAGGGAAGGGCATTGGAAGAAAGACCGGATATTAAGAAATCCGAGTTGGATAAGATCAATAAGATTTACATAATTGCCAATGACAAAGACCTTAGACCGGCATATGAGTTGGTGATTAAAGAAATGATGATTTACTACTGTGTATCAGATCGAAAAGGAGGATTGAAATGAGCGATTTTGAATTTCAGAAAGTTAATTCAAGGGTGATTTGTAGCGGGGACAACTATTTAGCAAAGGTTGACTCAGCAGAAACTTTTTCAAGTATTTTTGTTGACGAGGAAACAACATACGGATTTTCCGTAAGGGATGCGAAAATCCAGACAGGGGATTCGACTTACACACCGGCAATGGCTTTTACATATTCCATGGAAGGTGCAGATGGCGGAACGCATTTCGTAGATATTGTAATAAGCGAATTGCTCGGTACTTTTGTCTCGGATTGGTATTAAGCCTATAAAAAACGAAGGTTATACGGCTATTGTGAAAGAAACGGCAATTAAATATGGAGTAGGAAAGGATGAACGAACGCCATGGGATATGGAATTGCAGTAAACGAGAAACATTTTACTGGGAAAAAGAAAAAAGGTGAATTATATGAAAATTAAAAAAATATCATTTTTTGTGGAAGCCGTCGGAATGGCAATTCTTTTCACAAGCATGAGTTGTGATATTACCGAAAATCCGATAGTTGCTATCCCCTTCATTTTTGGATTAGTAGTTTTAGCATTAGGTGCAGTGCTGGAAAGGAGTTTTAAAGATGCAGAGAAAATCATTGAGAAAGATAGTCGCACTTATCGTTGCAGTAGTGACAATGACATTGTCTGGCTCGACTTTGAAGATAGAAGCGGAACCGGCAGACACATGGATATGTAATGAGTTTCTTCCTTATATTAATACAATTTCAAATCAGTATCATCTTTGCCCGGAAATGGTAATGGCAATCATTGAACACGAAAGTAGTGGACAGGCTAATGCATCAAACGGTAATTGCAAAGGTTTGATGCAGATTTATGAGAAGTATCACATGGACCGTATGAAGAAACTTGGTGTGACAGATTTATATGATCCATACAGCAATATTCTTGTTGGGTGCGATTATCTGGCAGAGCTATTTAGTGAATATGAGGACATGGGAACGGTTCTTATGGTATACAATGGCACTCAAAATGCGGTAAGCCGTGGAGATACTGCAGATTATACAACATATGCATTGGCGATAATGGAAAGGACGTATGAACTTGAAGAAATACACGGAAAACACAAAATCGGTCAAACGTCAGTTGGCTAATGAATATATCAAAGAAATATACAAAAAGAGAAAAGGAATCCCACAACCGACCAAAGCAGAGGATTCCCAATCAAAGCAATAGCATAAGCTATTTGCGCCTATTTTAACATACTTAAAGGAGAATTTCAAACATGGACAAACTTTTAGAAAATAATAATGTAGAACTTGTAGGCGAAATTGTGTCTGATTTCAGATTTAGCCATGAGGTATACGGTGAAAGATTTTACCTTGTGGATGTAGCTGTAAAACGGACGAGCGAAACAATTGATTACTTACCACTTTTGATTTCGGAATATTTGATTGATGTAAATAAAAATCATATTGGTGAAATCATTCATGTAACCGGACAGTTCCGTTCCTATAACAGACATGAGGAACTTAAGAACCGGCTTGTTCTCTCCGTATTCGTCTTGGAGATTGAATTTATTGAAGAAGAGACAGAGGAGATGAAGAGCAACCAGATTATTCTGGATGGCTACATCTGTAAGGACCCGATTTACCGTAAGACTCCTCTTGGAAGAGAAATTGCAGACCTGCTGGTGGCGGTAAACCGTTCCTATAGCAAATCTGATTATATTCCTTGTATCTGCTGGAGTAGAAATGCACGTCATGCATCTGGACTTCCGCTTGGAACACACTTAAAAATTACCGGACGCGTCCAGAGTCGGGATTATATCAAGCATCATTCGAATGGTGAGGAAGAAGAAAGAAGAGCATATGAGGTTTCAGCATCAAGGATTGAGGTGATTTTTGATGAGAAATAGAGCAATTAATGCATTGATTGAGATGGGAATGCCGGCTAGCTTGAGAGGATTTTATTATATTGCAGACGCCATGGAATTATATCATGAAAGAAAAAACGATTATATGAATATGGCAGCAACATACAATCAGATAGCCGAAAAATATGGTATTACTTGGCATTGTGTTGAAAGGTCAATTCGTAATGCTTTTAACATATTAATGAAAAAAGGAAATAGAACGGCAATAGAAAAGTATTTATCATATGACAACACCACAAACAAAAATTTATTACGCTTATTTCATTTAAGACTTGAACAGGAATTGGAGGAATAAAATTATGCAAATCATTTTAAAATCATTACACATTGAGAATTTTAAAGGAATTAAAAGCCTTGATGTGAATTTTTCAAATAAAACAAGTATTAAGGGGCAGAATGCAGCCGGAAAGACCACTATTTTCGATGCATTCACATGGCTTCTGTTTAATAAAAACAGTGCCGGAGAGGAAAAGTTCAATGTTCGACCGCTGGACAAAGACGGAAATCGCATTGATAACGTAGAAATCAAGGTTGTAGGTGTATTGGACGTGGACGGCAAGGAAGTAATGCTTTCTAAGGTGCAGAAGCAGAACTGGGTTAAGAAGCGTGGCACCGACACCGTGACTTTGCAGGGAAACCCAAATTCATATGAGATTGATGGTTATCCAAAAAGTGAAGCTGATTTCAAGGTATATGTTTCCGAGCTGGCACAGAGCGAAGATATGTTCAAGTTGCTGACCAATCCACAGTATTTCTCTTCTTTGAAATGGAAGGAGCAGAGAGATATTTTAATGAAACTTACAACAGAGGTCTCAGATGTGGAACTGGCGCAGACAGATTCACAGTATGCTCCGTTACTTAGTGAATTGGAAAAAGCACCATCCACAGACGATATTCGTGCTAAGTTTTCCAAAGCACTTACAGAATGGAAAAAGAAGCAGGCAGAGCTTCCTATTCGTATTGATGAAGCCGAGAAATCCAAGGTTGATGTGGATGTTGCAGAGCAGGAGTTATTAAAGACTGATTTGGAACGGCAGATTAAAGAAATTGAGTTACAGATGAGATCTTCATCCAAGGTGATTGATGATTTAGAGCAGCAGAAATTCGAATTACAGTTTGAAATTAATGATTGCAAGAGAAAAGCAAATGAATCACTTGTCAAAGAGCGGCGGTCGTTGGATGACAGAAAGGATGAAGCAACAATAAAATTCAATGATTTACATAAACAGATTGCAAAGCTGGAAAGTGAAATTGTTGAAAAGAAAAAGAGGATTCCTGCATTAGAAAGCGAAAAAGCTGAACTTGGAAAGCAGTATATGAGTGAAAAGGAAAAGGCTTTTGATGAAATACCGTACCTGTTTGATGAATCCAAGTGGAAATTCGATGAATCAACTACAGTCTGTTCATTATGCGGTCAGAAGTTGCCAGCAGATAAAATTGAGCAGCTGAAGACGGATTTTGAAGAGAAAAAGGAAAAAGCAAAAGAAGATGCTGCAGAACGCTTAAAAACAATAAGAGAATCATTTAACAATCACAAAGTCACAGAATTGAAACGGATTGATTCTCTTGGTACTGATAAGAAATCGGAAATTGAAACTATGAAATCAGATATTGAAGACGCAGAAAAGAAACTTCCAGAACTTCGTGAGCAGGAAACGGAACAGATAAAAATTAAAAATGAATGTATTAAGAAGTTGTCAGAACTGCCGGAAGAAGCTGATTTGAGCACCAATGAGGACTATAAAGCCTTGATGAAGAAAGATACTGATTTGCAGTCACAGATTGATTCTGTAAGAGTAAACAGCACCGATACATCGGAATTAGAATCGAAAAAATTAGAATTGGAAGCTGCATTAGAAGATGCAAAAACAATCATTGCACAGGCTGCTAAGAATGTTGAAATTGATGAGCGCATTGCAGAACTGCAGGCAGAGCAGAAAGAAATTGGACAGAAAGTTGCAGACCAGGAACAGATGCTTTATCTTTTAGAATCGTTCATCAGATATAAGTTGGACAAGGTTTCAGAATCTATTAACAGTCATTTCAAGACAGTTAATTTCAAACTCTTTGAAATGCAGTTAAATGGCGGCATGAAAGATTGCTGCGAGTGTACCGTGAATGGTGTACCTTATTCAACGCTCAATTCCGGGCATCGTATTGTAGCAGGACTTGATATTATCCGTTCTCTTAGCGAATTATACGGTGTGAGCGTGCCGATTTTCGTTGATAACGCGGAATCGCTGAATGAGTTCAATGTACCGGATATGGATGCACAGTTAATTCTTTTGAGTGTATCAGAGGACAAGCAGTTGAAAGTGGAGGGCGTGTAGGATGAAAGAAGAATTATTGAAAATAGCATCGGAAAGCTTATCTTCGGATGAAGTGGGGGAAATTGTCAAAGAAAAATTTATGAATGCATTAGAAAATGCAATCGAAAATGCTTTTCGCTGGGGAGATGCAAAGAATGCTATTGAGAAAAAGGTAAAAGAAGTCATGGTTCCATATATTGAGAGTTATGATTTTTCAGAATATCTTCCTAAACTTGATTCTGTTTTAACAGAGATTGTCAATTCGGATTTCTGTATTGGAAATAAAAAGGTTTTGGAGAATTTTAAAGACCTTATGATAGAGCCGGAGCAGAAAGAAATCAAACTCACGGATTTATTCAAAGCATGGATTAAGCAATGCGAAAGGGATATCGACACAGACGACTTAAACATTGATTACGATGATGGTGTTTCTTATCAATCCGTGGAATGTGAAATGCGGTTTGAATTGGAAGATAAACCATCATGGAGTAGCACACAGAGAGCAGTTATCACATTTGAAAATGAGCATGACGAAAAGTTGAATGTGGAAATTCCTGTGTCAAAGTGGATATTGGATAGCGGCAAAGAAGAACCATATACGCTTTCTGCCTATAAGGATTTGACGATTTCATCTCTTAGAAATTTGAGTGAATTCGAGGTTTTGCTTTTGAGATTATCCCGAGCTGGAACCACAATCATAATTGATAAGGAATATGATGATAGTTATATTCAACCAGAAAAAGAACCGGAAGCAGAGTTTCACTAAGAAAGCGAGGACGCCGAATGTCAAGAGTAGGAATCGGAAACAACGTTACACAGCCGGATGCGCGGTGCATGTCGTGCAAGCGTTGGAAGAGTGCAAGTAAAGGGTTCTGGGGAAGAGCCGGACATTGTTCTCTTCCGTATTGCGAGAAAGATATGAGAAATAAAGGAAAGAGAGGTCGTGTACATGGATGATATTGAAAAATTGAAGGCTGAAAACTCGGATTTGCGAACAAAGGTAGATGAACTTATGAGTAATAAATATTGCCTTGAAGGAGAACTTAGAAAAGCCACAGAAACCAACGAAAGACTTTTGCGTATTCTCGAAAATTTGTCAAATGGATATGTGAAAAAGGAGGGTTAATGATGCATTATATTAAAGCAAAATTTCCAAACAGCACCAGAAGTTATACATACCGCACCGAGGATTCCGTAAAAGCCGGTGACACGGTTGTAAATGCCAATGGTGCAAAGCTGACCGTTACGGATGAAACCGTGGATATGAAGTGGGTGGATACCTACGGTGCTGATAAGGTGGCAGTTGTGAAGAAGTATGAGGAACCGGTAGCTGCCGGAGAAAGCGAGGAATAAATAATTATGGCAGAAACAAAGAAACAGGAAGTTGCAGTTAAGCAGGAAATGAATACAAGACTTTCATTTTATGCAAATCAGTATACCGGACTTATGGAGCGTGATTTCGCAGAACATGGTCTTGCCTTTGATGATTATTCCAAACAGTGCGTTATGGCATCTATGAGTGCCATTTACAACCTTGTTACATCGAATAAGGCGGCTATGGAAAATCTGAATGGTTCTAATTTGAGACAGGTTATCGGGCAGGTTTCCAGCCTTAAACTTAATGCAAATGCCGTGCCAAGAGAGTGTTATTTCCAGTTGAGAAATAAGCAGGATGCCAATGGAAATTGGTATAAAGAGGTTGAAATGGGTATTGAGGGAGACGGAAACGATGCACTTCTCCGTAATTTCGGTGTTGGTGTTAAAAAGGTCTATCCGGTATGGCTTGTGAAAGAAGGGGATGAATTTACATATCCGAAGCACAGAGGTGTTGAAGTTACGCCGCCGGAGTGGGAAGAAAAAGGATTGTCGCAGAAAGTAATCCGTGTAGTTTATCCAGTCGAGATGGACGGTGGAAAGATTGAATACATGATTGCGGAACGTGAAGGCGTGAAAGGAAACCTTTTGGCTCATGTGCGCAACAATCTTTTGAATGAAACGTTTGGAATTTGCGAGAATAAGCGCAAGGCAACCGACAAGCAAAAGGCTGAAATTAAGGCTAAAAAGGACGAGATTATCAGTGCACTTCTCGGATGCAAGACATTGGAAGAAATGCTTGCTTGTGAAGTGGCAAGACCTTATATGAGCGCGGCGTGGAGAGAAACTTCCGAAGCTATGATTATTCGCAAGATGCGTAATAATGCAATCAAGAAGCATCCGAAAGACCTTAACGCTATGGCTACACAGTCACTTATGCAGATGGATGAAACTTATCAGCAGACGCAGGAAGAAATTGCGGAAAATGCCAATTCAGAGGATTTTGTTGTAGATGCGGAAGCAAAGGAAGTCGAGAGTGCAGCAGTCGAAGCGGAAGTTGTTGAACCGGCAGAGGATGACGAGAATTTGCCAGATTTCATGAAAGATTAGAGGTGGTCGTATGAGAGTTATATCACAAGATGGCACATTGGATGCACCTTATGAAAGGTTAATAATTACTCTCAGTGGCAACGTAAGCAAAATAGAGTATTGCATTGACGGACTTCTAAGTGATCAAAAAAATTCTTTATTTGTGAAACTTGCGGTCTATTCCGCGAAAGAAAAAGCGCGGAAAGCTATGGAAGAACTGCAATATGCGTATGCGTGCCATAATACGGTGTTGCTTGGCAAAGAAAAAGCCAATGATATTCCGAATGATAAAATGACTAAAGCTGTTATTGGAGGTGTCTTCCAGTTCCCAGCAGAGGAAGAATTGGAGTAGCCTATGGAAGTTATATCAGTCTTAGAATCCGTGCAGAAAGGCATGAAAGATAACATTTACAATTTCTGCAAAGATGGAAAATGTAGCCAATGCGGTAACTGCTGTTCCAACCTTTTGCCAATGAGCAGAAAGGAAGTAGATGCAATTCACAGATATATCCGTAAGAACCATATCAAAGAGTGTAGGCACCTGCTTCCTACTGTGAAGCGACCATATGATATGACATGCCCTTTTCTTGATACAGATAAGAGTTGTGAGAAATGCAGAATCTATCCGGTGCGACCGGAAATATGCAAACAGTTCATTTGTGATAACGAGCAGAGGGCAAAGCATAATCGGGCATTGTTGGGACAGACGAGACAGATTGTTGATGTAAGGGAGGAGTTTTTTAGATGAGCATTGTAAGAGCGTGCAAGTTATGCGGAAGATTACAGAAAAAGGATAAAAAACAGTCTAATGAGAACTGGAACGTATATGACCCTAAAGCAAAATGCGAATGTGGTGGTTCTTTCGGATATATGGATTCAAAAGATGCAGAGAGGTTGAGAAACCATGATTGATTGTTATGTGTGTGGTTGCCGGACAAGAATACAATATTTCGACTTTATGAATGGCAAATTTGTATTAAAGGACAGATGTTTGAATCCGCATTGCCAAAAGTACAATAAATGGGTAAGAGAGGTGACACAAAATTGAAACTTAAAGTCTTAGGTTCCGGTTCATCCGGCAACTGCTACATCCTGGAGAATGACGAAGAAGCCTTAATAATTGAAGCTGGATTACCATTCATGGAAGTGAAGAAATCATTGAACTTCAATGTGATGAAGATTAAGGCAGTAATCACAACTCATATCCATTCAGACCATCATCAGTACTTCTTTCAGTATGTTAGAGCCGGTATTCCAGTGTGGGAGCCGTTCAAATTGATAGATGGAAATATCCTACAGTTTGGGAAAGAAAGCTTTAGCATACGAGCATTTGAAAACCGGGATAAGTCCGGCAGATGGTTGCATAACAACGGAGACGGTTCAGAATGTCCTTGCTACGGATTTTACATCACACACCCGGATATAGGCAGTTTGGTGTATGCCACAGATACCGAATATGTCCGATGGCGATTCAAAGGCGTAAATCACATTCTTTGTGAAGCCAACTATGACATGCAATTTGTCAATCGGGACGAGCCGAACTACGAACACCGCCTACGAGGTCACATGAGCCTTGATACGGCACTTAAATTTATTTCTACTAACAATAACCCGGCATTGAGAAATGTCGTTCTAATTCACTTATCAGATAAAAGCGGAGATCCCGCACTATTCAAACAAAAGACAGAAGAAATAGTTAAATACGGAGCAAATGTTTATGTTGCGTGCAAAGGATTGGAAGTTGATATGAACCTTTGCCCGTTTTGAAAGGAGAATCATGGAAAAATTCTATATAGTGTCAAATGAACAGTTCCTGGAAGAAATTAGTGATTTCAGAATCCATTCAGAGGAAAGACGAAAATTAGCAAAAGAGTTCTTTGAGAGGAAGGAAATTTTAGGTCAATCCTATGATATTTGTGGTGATGGTTCAGTTAATAAACCTTTCCATGAATCTGAAAAGAGCCGTATCCGCTTATATATTGAGGATTGCAAGGAAAACAATGAAAAATTCGGTAATGAATTATTAAAGCCGACCAAGAGGTTTTGTGATTCGGACATAAAAATGCGAAGTTTCAGAGCCAATAGCAAGACATTAAAAGAGTTTCAGAACTTATGTATTGAGAGAAACATTGTAATCAATAATCATCCGATTTGTGAGGGAGATTATTTCGAAGAATTACATATGGGTGGCTATGATGTTTCGAGATTCGAGTATGATGGCAAGATGTATCTGAGAATGAATACTTCAAGAAGTAGTATTACACCTGAATATGATGGTTTTGAAGAGATTAAGGGTAGTGAGTTCTATAAGGCACTTGAAGAGCTTAAGAAAGGAGAAGAAGCAAATGAATAAAGTGATTTTAATGGGAAGACTAACCAGAGATCCGGATGTTAGATATTCCCAAGGCGAAAGAACAACGGCAGTTGCGAGGTTTTCTCTTGCTGTAGACCGTAGATTTAAACAGGAAGGACAGCCCAGCGCGGACTTCATCAACTGTTTGGCATTAGGGAAAAATGGAGAGTTTGTGGAGAAATATCTGCGTAAGGGAACGAAGGTTGTTGTTGTTGGTAGCTGGCAGACCGGCAGCTATACAAACAAGGATGGAAATAAGGTGTATACCAATGATTGTCTTGTTGAAAGCTGCGAATTTGCAGAGAGCAAAGCAGCTTCACAGAACAACCAGTCTGTAGATAGACCGGAACCTGCACCGGATGGCGATGGATTTATGAATATCCCTGACGGAATTGATGAAGAATTACCGTTCAATTAAATATGATTTGGCGGTTGCTGTGTGTGACCGCCTATCCACTGAAAACTATATGGTTGGTAAAAGTTATCTATCAAAATAATAAAAGCCAAAATTAAGGCATTCTGCAATGCCAGAATGGTATTTGAAAGGAAGTGAATGTAACAATGATGTTGATTGAGGACAAAGGGCAGAAAGATGGACAGCACATTTTGAAGAACCGGTATTTTGACTGCAATGACATAGAAGTTTTGCGTGCGCCGCTTCCGGTTGGTGATTATGTGATTGCCACGGATAAGGTGCTGGATGTTATTAAGCGTAAGACTGCAAGAAAAATGGAAGTAAAGAAAATGGACTTCCTCGGAAGCTATGACGTATCTGTCGATAGCAAAAAGGACATGCAGGAGATTGTAGGAAATATTTGTGGCAAGGCGCATCCAAGATTCCGTGACGAGTGCATTTTAGCGCAGAACAACAGCATTAAGCTATATGTGCTTGTGGAGAACACAGACGGCGTAAATACTATTGATGACGTGTTTAAGTGGCAGAATCCAAGATTACATAGATACAATCGTATTGCTTATATGCATAGAGAAGGGAAATGGCTTAATACCACTTTACCAAAGGCAGAACCGACTTCCGGTAAAACATTAGCAAAAGCTATGCTTACAATGCAGCTTAAGTATGGCGTAGAATTTGTATTTTGCCGACCAGAGAAAGCCGGAGAAAAGGTTGTTGAATTGCTCGGAGGTAGTGAGAATGGCAGAGAATAAGCGATACTACTGGCTTAAGCTGATGGATGATTTTTTTGACAGTAAACGAATCAAGAAACTCCGGAAGATGGCTGGTGGTGATACTTACACGATTATTTACCTTAAGATGCAGCTTCTATCACTGAAAAAGGGCGGCTACTTAGAGTATTCCGGTTTGGAAGATGAATTTTACAAAGAGATTGCCCTTGATATTGATGAGGATGAAATCAACGTACAAGTAACGATTCAGTATCTTTTATCATGTGGGTTGCTGGAAACATCTGATTCCATTGAGTACAAGTTGCCTTTTGTGCAGGATAACCTAGGAAGTGAGACCGCAAGCACTCGTAGAAGTCGGAAATCTAGGGAAAATGCACAAAAAATGTTGCAATGCAACGCTGTTGAAGCGGAGCGCAACAATTTGCAACAAAATTGCAATGTAGAGATAGATATAGAGAAAGATATAGATACAGATATAGAGAAAGAAAATATAAAAGAAAGCACATTTTCTTTTGATGGCGAAAAGGCATGGAATGACACTTTCGATTTGTACCCCAAAAAAAGTTGTGCAGTGTTGGCCAGACAGTATTGGCTTAGAAAATTAAGCAACGTGCTTGAAGAAAATCAAAAAGAAGTAGCGGAACTGATATATAAAGCTACTAAATTATATCTGGAAGATTACACGGAGCGGAATCCGGAAGATACTCGATTCAGATTCCTTCCAAAGTATAATGATTGGTTGATAAATGAATGTGACTATTGGGTTTCTATAGTGGAGAAAAGGCAGCGAGGTGATGATAGTTGACCGAAGCAGAAATGGGTGTGATTGGAAGCATACTGATTGATAACGATTCACTTTCACAGATTTATTCAAATTTAAGACCAGATATGTTTGGATCTGAATTTTGTCAGGATGCATATAGACAGATACTTGCACTTTATGACCGTGGTGAGGATATAAATCTTATGTCACTGTCACAGGCAATGGAAAATCACAAGTGGTCTTTGGAGCAGGTGTCAGCAGAATTAAAGGAATGTGTGTTATTAACACCAACATCAGTATCAATTAAAAGTTATGCGATAACCATTTCAAAGGATTATAAGACTAGAACGGCAAAAGAGTTGTTTCAGAGAGTGAGCCTTATGCCATGTGATATAGAAAATACAATTGCGGAAGTTTTAATAACACTTGAAAAGCTACAGGAGAATGAAACTCTGAAAGCCAAATCATTAAAGCAGATTGTCCAGGAATGCAAAGAGAATTATTTCAATGAACATGTAGGCGAAAAACTGTTAAAAACCGGATTTTATAAATTAGATGATTGCCTTGGTGGTCTTGAGGGTGGAGATGTAACGGTAATTGGTGCGAGACCCAGTGTTGGAAAATCCGCTTTTGTAACACAAGTGATTGGACAGATGGCAAAAAGAGGTTATAAAATTGGTTATTTCAACCTTGAAATGAATGAAAGCCAGGTATACGAGCGTTTTGTTTCAAGGCTGTCCGAAATAAGTTTGACGCGTGTTCGAAGGGCAAAATCCTTTCTTGGTGGTGAAAAGGAATCTTTTGATAAAGCCAATGAAGAAATGTCAAACTACAATGTTCTGATTTCAACCGGTTCTAAAACCGTGGGAGAACTTAAAGTAGAAAGCCGGCATCAGCAGTTTGATGTAATTATTATTGACTATTTACAGTTAATTAAAGCAGACAGGAAATTTGCTAATAGAGCATCAGAGGTTGGAGATATTTCTAAGGCAGTTAAAGCTTTGGCAATGGAATTGCATGTACCAATTATACTTCTATCACAGTTGAATCGAACATCTGAAATAAGAGATACGAAAGAACCTACCATGTCAGAACTTAGAGAATCCGGAGATATTGAGCAGGACGCATCGAATATTATTCTTTTGTGGAACGTATCGGAAGATAAGAAATATAAAGGCTTGAAAGTGGAGAAACAACGGCAAGGCGAAAACATGAAAGAGGGACTTAAATTCGATGGTGAGCATATGAGATTTGAAGAACGCATGGAAGATTTCGATAAATTTCTGCTACATGTAAAGAATTCTGAACGAAATAAGCAGGAATTCATGGACGCGGCGGATACTCCATTTGATAGTTGGGGCGGTTGATTATGGCAAGTAAAAAGTTTGAAAAAGGTTCTGAGGAATGGCAATTTTTTAATGATTATTATAGATTTCGGCAGAAATTTTATGAAGCCGATAACGAAGATGCTTTTTTTGAAGAACTGACAGCGCAGGCAAATAAACTTTATGAGAAATATAAAAAGACTGAAATTGCAGAATATGCTAAAAGGCTGATAATGGCACATTTAGATGACGTAGACAGAAGATGCAGAAAGGGGCGCTGATAGAATGGCAAAATATTATTACAACGTATTCAAAGATGGAGAGCTGGTCATGGAGAAAGTCACCAGTAAGGAGATTTGTAATCAGCTTGGATTTAGAAGACAAAATTTAACAGATTATATTCAACGGCAACTGAAATATAAAGGCAGTTACACATTTCAGAGATATGTTGGAGAAGAATCTGAGAGCAGCTATTATGACCGGTCGTTATCAAGATTCACACCTCAGATGCTTCGGGAATGGCGGACAATGAATACCCGGTATGGAAAGAAGGCTGGCAATGTGTAAATACGAGAAAGGCAAAAAATGTGATAGAGGATGCAGGTACTGGAATACCTGTGCAGGAAGGAGAGTGAAGAGCAATGGAAGAAGTAAAAGAAGAGCTTAAGCCATGCCCATTTTGTGGAAACATGGCAGAGATAGAAACGTTTGAAGTTAAGAAATTATTTAAAAATGTAAAAGGATATTTTGTCCAATGCAAATGCTGTAAGAATCGTACAAAGTTAAACTTTGATAAAAAAGATTCAATAACTGCGTGGAACAGGAGGGCGAACGATGGGAAGATTGATTGATGCGGATAAATTAAAAGCGGATTTAGAAAAAGCAATTTCAAAGAACGAAGACATGGATTGCTTAGATTTTTTACGCATTGCTTCTGTTATTGATAAACAGCCGACCGCCTACGACCCGGACAAGGTGGCGGAGCAGTTAGAAGACTATAGTAATGCTGATGAAGCGGAAAGGATTGGAACTATCCCGGTCATTGAACTTGATGATGCAATCAAGATAGTAAAAGGCGGTGGAGTAGATGCGTAAGCAAATTCCAAAGTCGGTCAGAAAATTGGTGTACCAGAAATACAATGGTCACTGTGCCTACTGTGGCTGTGAAATACCAGAAAAAGGCTTTAATGTAGACCATTTACATTGTCTTAAACATTATGAATATACCGAAGAATTTACCGGAATAGATGTGCATGATATTAAGAACCTCATGCCGTCCTGTGGTTCGTGTAATCGGTATAAGGCAACAATGGAACTGGAAGACTTTCGAAAGCAGTTACAGAAGATACCGGACAGGCTGAAAAGAGATGTATGTACATACAACATAGCCTTGCGGTATGGCATGGTGCAGGAAAACAGAGAACCGATTAAGTTCTATTTTGAGAAAGTAGGTGATGCAGATGCCAATTAAACCGATTTTATTCAACACAGAAATGGTTCAGGCAATTCTGGATGGGAGAAAGACCTGTACCCGTCGAGTGATAAAGCCACAGCCGGATGAAAAGCATTCATATCCACTTGGTTTTGTTACCGACAGTACAGAGAAGAAAGAGGTAGGATCCTTTGGATTTGCCGCTAATGAATATGGTGGTTCTATTCAATACGTTAAGCCGCCGTATAGGTATGCACCGGGAGATATTCTCTACGTTCGCGAAACGTGGTGTGCGCTTCCAGTTAATGAAGCCGGTCATATGCGCGGACATTGTGTATATTATTACCGGGCAGATGGAGAACTGCGACCGGAAGGATGGCGTGGAAAATGGCATCCTTCCATTCATATGCCGAAAGAAGCGGCGAGGATATGGCTTAAGGTTACGGATGTGATGGTAGAGCGGTTGCAGGAGATGAAGCCGGTTGATGTGATAAAAGAGGGAGCTTATCCTGATTGTTGGGATTGTCTTAATACATACGGAGAAAGCGGTTCGCAGTGCTGTTATGGGACAGAAGAACAGTGCAGTCAATGTGATGAAGTGATGATGGAATGGGAAAAACTTTGGACCTCCACCATCAAGAAATCCGACCTTGACTGCTACGGCTGGGATGCTAATCCATACGTGTGGGTTATCGAATTTGAACGGTGTGAGAAACCGAAAAAATAAAACGAAAGGAGTGAGAGGTTTGCTGGCCAGCGTAAAAGAGCTCTTTACTCCAAAAAACAAATGGAATCAGTACAGGAAAGAATGGAACGGCTTGGAACGTATGAGAAGATAGCATCTTTTATGCAGAAAGAAAAACAGCCGTATGAATTTAAAAGAAAATATGCTCAAATAAGAGCAAAGGAATTTGCAACAGAATGTGATGGAAGAGGATTAAATTATCATGTTTCGGTTGGTGGATTGGATAGCATTATTTTATACATATTTCTCCATGAGGTGTGCGGAATAGATGTTCCGGGAGTATCGGCATCCACTTTGGAAGATAAAAGTATACAGAGGGTACATAAGGCTTTAGGAATTATCAATGTACCACCACTGAAAAGGGATGATGGTACTTATTGGACAAAGGCGAAAGTAATACAGGAATTTGGATTTCCGGTCATTTCAAAAGAAGTGGCAGCCAAGGTAGAATTGCTACAAAATCCATCAGCGAAAAATAAAACTGTCCGTCATGCAATTATTACCGGGGAAACCGGAGAATACGGCGGCTGGCAGAAAAATTCTAAGATGCAGCTTAATCAAAGATGGCTAAAGTTGTTCGGCGGCTATGAAAATGAAACAGAAGGATGTGACTTCCAGAAACCGGATTTCTTGGTATCAGCGAAATGCTGTTATTACCTGAAGGAGAAGAACTGCGATAACTGGGGAAAGGAACATAACAGCGTTCCCTTCCTCGGTCTGATGGCATCCGAGGGCGGCAGACGTGCCAAGAGCCTGCGGATGAATGGCTGCAATTATTTTGGAGCATCAACAATAAGGTCAGCACCATTTGCCATATTTGGCAGACAGGATATATTAAAGCTGACATTGGAAATGGATGGTCTTTGGAAAAATGGATTGAAAGAAAAATATTATGAAGTAGGTTTGAAAGAAGGACGGATTACAGAGAAGTTTAAAATGCCGGATTCATTAATACCAGAAATCTATGGAACAATTGAGAAAAAGCCAGACGGAACACTTTATACTACCAAAGCACAACGTACCGGTTGCAGTATGTGTGGATTTGGAATCCATATGGAAAAGAGACCTCATAGATTTGACCTATTGCACGAAAGCAATCCAAAAGAATGGGATTATCTGATGTTCCATATGTGCAGGGACAAAGATGGCAACGATTATGGATGGGCAAAAGTCTTAGACTACATTGGAGTTGGTTGGGATCCGTCCACGGTCGGCGGAAATTGCAAAGGACAGATGAATCTGGATGATTTTATGGATTATTAAATAAAAACTGCAATGGACAATACCATTGCAGAAAGAATGATTATTCTTTTTTAGTCTTATGTTTGGTAGTAAAAGTTATTGTTATGTGAAAAAGTTTATTTCCACATTTTATTTTCTTCATATTTGATTTTTTTGAAAATCTTAAAAGAAAATATGTATACAATGGAATTGATATTACTACCAAACAAAGGGTCAAAAATACAATCATATTGTTTTTTCGATCCTCCGGCCAGAGTAAGACATGGCCATTATATAACATTGTTTATGTTAATACAAGACATATTGGAAAGGAGCCGAACCTCCGGCCGGGGCAACGATATATCGGGTTCCTTTTGAAAAATGACATATAAAGAATTTTTGGAAACAAAGATTGAACTTGCAACAGAAAGCGGATTTATTGTGGATCCGGAAAAAGTCAACAAGGTATTGAAACCGCACCAGAGGGATGCTGTTATATGGGCATTAAAAGGTGGCAGACGAGCATTGTTTGAATCTTTCGGATTAGGAAAAACAGTGCAGGAAATTGAATTTTGCCATTTGGCAGCAGAGCAGTGTGGTGGAAGAGCATTGATTGTACTTCCGCTTGGAGTAAAGCAGGAGTTTACCAGGGATGCTGTAGATGTGCTTGGATATGAAAAGCCGGAATACTGCCGGACAATGGAAGAAGTAGAAAAGAGTACAAGCCAGATTGTATTGACAAATTATGAGCGTGTTCGGGATGGAGACATCCGGCCAGAATACTTTATAGCCACATCATTGGATGAAGCCAGTGTTTTAAGGAGTTTTGGCAGTAAGACATATCAGACATTTCTGGATAAATTCAAGAATGTACCGTATAAGCTGGTGGCAACAGCTACACCATCACCAAATAAGTATAAGGAATTGATACATTATGCCGGATATCTGGAAGTGATGGATACCGGACAGGCATTAACAAGATTCTTTCAAAGAGACAGTACGAAAGCTAATAATTTGACGTTGTATCCAAATATGGAAGATGAATTCTGGATGTGGGTAAGCAGTTGGGCACTTTTTATCACGAAACCTTCAGATTTAAATTCGGATTATTCGGATGAAGGATATGATTTGCCTCCACTGGACGTAAAATGGCATGAATTACCTGTCCACTATGGAGATACAGCTGACAGAGATGGCCAGATGCAGTTGTTTCAGGAAGCTGCAGAAGGATTAAAAGAAGCTGCAGCAGTAAAAAGGGACAGCATTGATAAGAGAGTTGCGGAAATGAAGCGGATTGTTGCAGAATCCCCGGAAGAGCATTTCCTTTTATGGCATGATTTGGAAAATGAGCGTCACGCAATTAAAAAAGCACTTCCAGAAGTAGTAGATATTTATGGTTCTATGGATTATGACATGAGGGAAAAGAAGGTAATTGATTTTGCAAATGGAAAAACAAGGCTGTTTGCTACAAAGAAATCATTGTCCGGATCCGGATGCAACTTTCAGAGATATTGTCACCGGGAGATATTTCTTGGAATTGATTATGAATTTAATGATTTTATCCAGGCAGTACATAGATGCTATCGTTTTCTGCAGAAAGAACCAGTGGTGATTGACATCATCTATATGGAGAATGAGCGGCAGATAAAAGAAGCACTTCTGGAAAAGTGGAAAAATCATAATCACATGGTGGATAAGATGATAGAAATTGTAAAGAAATATGGATTAAACTCCGCAAATAAGGCGGAACGATTAGAGAGGAAGATGGGTGTGGAAGGAAGCAGAGAAGAAAGAACAGTAAAAGGAAATCATTATGAAGCTGTTTACGGTGACTGTGTAGAAGAGACAAAAGCAATGGAAAGTAATAGTGTTGACCTGATTCACACATCCATTCCATTCGGTAATCATTATGAGTATTCCGCAAACTATAATGATTTTGGTCATAATCAGAATACAGAACGATTTTTTGAACAGATGTGTTATCTGACACCGGAGCTGCTTCGGGTACTTAAGCCTGGAAGAGTAGCTGCTATCCATGTAAAAGACAGGGTTTTATTTGGAAATGCTACTGGTACTGGGATGCCAACAATTGAGCCATTCCATGCATTATGTATTGAACATTATATGAAATATGGTTTTCAGTATTTCGGCATGATTACAGTTGTTACCGATGTGGTAAGGGAGAATAACCAGACATATCGCCTTGGATGGACGGAGCAGTGCAAGGACGGTTCCAAGATGGGTGTAGGATGTCCGGAATATATATTACTGTTCCGTAAACTTCCGACAGACAGAAGTACAGCTTATGCAGATGTGCCGGTAAAGAAATCAAAAGAAGATTATACACGGGCACAGTGGCAGATAGATGCACATGGATATTGGAGAAGTTCAGGAGACAGGCTTGTAAGTAAAGAAGAATTGAAAGATTTCCCGGTGGACAGTCTCCAGAAAGTCTATAGAGATTATAGTCGTGGCACAGTTTATGATTATGCTGAGCATGTGAAACTTGCCGAGGATTTAGATGAAAATGGAAAATTACCAGCTACATTCATGGTGGTTGCTCCCGGCTCATGGAATCAGCTTGAAGTATGGGATGATATTAACCGGATGCGTACTTTGAATACCACTCAGAGCCGGAGGAGGGCGCAGATGCATGTTTGCCCATTGCAGATTGACATAGTGGAAAGAATCATCAATCGGTACAGCAACGAGGGTGATACAGTGTATGACCCATTTGGTGGACTGATGACAGTGCCAATGACAGCGGTCAAGATGCACCGGTACGGAAAAGGATGTGAACTGAATCCGGATTACTTCCGTGATGGTGTTGGATATTTGCAAGCGGCAGAGAATGAAGTAGACGAGCCGACACTGTTTGATTTTATGAAAGAATAGGTGATGCCATGATAAACGGGGAATTGATAGTAGACAATTTTGCTGGCGGTGGTGGAGCTTCCACAGGAATAGAACTGGCAACTGGATATAGTGTTGATATAGCCATTAACCATGACCCGGAAGCGATTAAAATGCATAAGGCTAATCATCCGAATACAAAGCATTACTGTGAAAATGTATGGACGGTAGACCCTGTGAAAGCATGTGGCGGGCATCCGGTTGGACTTGCCTGGTTCTCACCGGACTGTAAGCATTTCAGTAAAGCAAAAGGTGGAAAGCCAAAGGATAAAAATATCAGAGGTCTTGCATGGGTAGCCTGCAGGTGGGCGGGACTTGTCCGACCGAGAGTCATCATGCTTGAAAATGTGGAAGAGTTTAAAACATGGGGACCGTTGAACAGAGGGCATCATCCGATTAAGAGCAAACAGGGGAAGACTTTCAAAAAGTTTGTGCAACAGCTTACCAATTTGGGGTATGCAGTGCAATTCCGGGAACTGGTGGCTGCTGATTATGGAGCACCAACCATGCGAAAGAGATTTTTTATGATTGCCCGGTGTGACGGTAAGCCGATTGTATGGCCAGAGCCAACACATGGACCAGCAGATAGCGAAGCGGTAAAAGCCGGAATGTTGAAACCATACGTTGGAGCGTACACGCAGTTGGATTTTTCCCTGCCTTGCCCGAGCATCTTTGATACTTCGAAAGAAATCAAAGAAAAGTACGGCATCCGTGCGGTTCGGCCGCTGGCAAAGAAAACAATGGACCGGATAGGAAGAGGACTTAAAAAGTTTGTTATAGATGAAGATGAACCATTTATTGTAGATGGGAAAATGCCATTCCTTATCCAGTACCATTCCTATAATGGAAACGATGTAAGAGGACAGAAAATAACAGACCCGCTTATGACGTTGGATGGGTCAAACAGATACGGACTTGTGTGTGCATTTGTGAGCAAATTTTACAAGAGTGGAGTCGGACAGGATATAAGAGAGCCATTGCATACGGTGACAACATCGCCTGGACACTTTGGGTTGGTAATGGCATATCTGATTAAATATTATGGTTCGGAAGAGGGCGGGCATGACATTCGAGATCCGTTGGACACTTTAACATCAAAGGACCGTTTTGGATTGGTAGAGGTATACGGTACAAAATATCAGATATATGATATTGGGTTGCGGATGTTAGAACCGAAAGAACAGTACAGGTGCCAAGGTTTTCCGGATGATTACATAATTGACCATGATTATACTGGAAAGATATATCCGAGAAGCGAGCAGGTGAGAAGATGCGGCAATGCAGTATGCCCACCAATACCGGCAGCACTTGTAAAAGCTAATTTGCCGGAAATGTGCGTTGCGGAACGTATGCCAAATATGAAAATAGAATCAGAGCAGACCGGACAACTCCGGTTTGCCTAACACTTAAGTTTTAAATATAAATAACAAAACCAAGCAATCATATATCGATACCTCCTGCTTATATTATATGCAGCATGGTTGAGAATGATCCGCTTGGTGGAAGGAAGTGAGGTAGTTATGGCAAGGGATAAATTAGAAGAAGCGAGACGTGAGGGAATGGCTTATGCCTTAAAAATAGCCAAAACCAAAGGAATTGAAGGACTGGAAGAGGAATGCAAATTCAGAGGGGCAACGAAAATGCCCCTGGCACTTCCAAAGAATGCGATAGATGAATGTGTGCTGAAAATCAAAGAGAATACCATTGATACAATAACAATTCTGTCAGCAATTACACTTCGTGACCAGTTCGGATTTGGAGCAGAAAGAATTAAAAGGTACATAGAGCGGTTCAATAGCAAGGCAGAGTGCCTTATGGATGATTACACAACTTGGGACGAGCAGATAGAAATACTCAAAGAAGAATGTGGACTGGAATTCAAAATCAGAAAAAATGATAAGGATGTGAAAGTGAGGTAGAAGATATGAAAAACGGAATATATCCAGAAGGATATGTAGTAACAAGAAAAAAGACCAACGCAGACCGGATCAGGAGCATGACGGACGAGGAACTGGCAGATTTTATTATCAATTTTGACAACCGTTTTGGTGAGGAATATGAGGGAGAACAGAGTTGTCTGGCATGGTTACATAAAGAAAGTGAGGAATGAGGATGGAGAATAGATATTTATTCCATGCAAAGCGAGTTGATAATGGAGAATGGGTGGAAGGTAGTCTTGTTACCGGAGTATTTTTTCGGTTAGGACAGGAAATTCCGTATATGTTTTGCCCTAATCTTGCCGATTATGATTGCTTTGAGGATTTTTCAGAAGAAAATGGGATATTTGAGGTAGAGCCATCCACTATCTGCCAGTGTACAGGACTTAGGGATAAGAACGGTAAGCTGATTTATGAGGATGATATTGCTAAGGATGATAAAGGCAATCTTTACAAAGCATTTTGGCAAGACAATCATTATCAATTTTCGTGGATGTGCGTTAAATCGGAAAAATTGCCTATTGGTGCTAAATGGAATTTTGATTGTTTTAGAGGATATGAGATGGAGGTCATCGGAAATGTATTTGACAACCCGGAGCTGTTGGAGGTGTAAGAATGACAGAGAATGAAACAATTGAGATTATCAAAAACTTTCCAAAATGGAATTTAGACGATTTATGGCTGGAAAACGATAAGATGGACTAACTTGTAGATATGGCAATCAAGGCACTTGAAAAGCAGATACCGAAGAAACCTATTAAGAGCAAGGAGCAAAAAATTAGATAAGTCAACACATATTATTGCCCGACCTGCAATCTTGGTTTCACAGGCTTTAATATTGCAAAATGGTGTTACCATTGTGGTCAGAAATTAGATTGGAGTGATGAATAAAGAACTTGAATTTGTCGATAACACTCGACTTTTGTACCTTGAAAATTGAATACTGGCGGTGGAAGTGATAAAGTAATAATCTAGGAGGAATTGCTGTGAATGCTAAAGATAAACTTAATGAATTAAATAAAAGAATAAGTGATTTCTTGAAATTGTCAAGTGAGAATGTAGTTGTAAATGGTGTGGAATCTTTGATAAAACTGGAATCACATATTGAACTTATAACTGATGCATTTAGTGGGATGGTTAAAACTGTAAATGATTGTAAATTATTTTATGCATGGAAATGTATTTCACAAGGATTGAATACAGAACGTGCAATTAATGAAATGTACAATTATGTAGATAATCCAGGCAGAGCTTATCATTTATCAAATATGATGAGGGAAATAGTGTTATCTAATTCTGTTTTAGCATCTTCAATTTTAGGATATATATTAGGTGAGATGATTTTTGAAAAAAGAGAATTTACACAGGAAGATGCAATTTTGTGTGATGCGCTTTCTCAAATGACGGATTTTGATGTTAAAAATTTTGCAGAAATCATGGATTCTTATATTGGCTCTGAGTTTGGTGAGGAATACGTTGATTTAGCAAAATAGATAAAGAGAAGAAAAATGGAATTATTATGTCTTTAGATCTTTTTGTTAATACAAGATTGTTTCAAAAAGTTAATTCCGTATATAAAGATAAAACTTTGCATATGGATGGAATTTATAAAAAAAACTATATTACAGATAAAATGAAAAACTATATTGATAAAATGAAACAGATTTTAGATTACAAATGACTTTACCTTATTATGGCCGCCAGCATTCAACTGGCGGTATTTTTATGTTAAAAACACTTACGATAACTATATTGAAGGGAGAGAAAGGGCGGAGCAGCCTATGCCAGACATCAAATTGTCTGATAGTGAATTATTGAAATATGCTGTTGAAAATGGTATTATTGATGCAGCACTTTTGCAGGATAAAATAGAAATGCAGAAGAGAAAGGAATTATTAAAGAAACATCCATATTCTATATGGGAAGGGAAAAATGGATATTGGAACACATATTTGCCTTATGGAAATGGAAGAAAACTCATAAAGAAAAAGAAACGGATTGATATTGAAAATGAGGTAATAGATTATTGGAGTGAAAAAGTTCTTAATTCATTTAAAGATAGATTTATTATTTGGATTTCACGCCAAGAAAAGTGTGGAAGGACAGACAATACGATTAGCAAGTATGAATCGGATTATAAGAGGTTTTTCCAGGGTGACAAAATAGAAAGTATGTCAATCCAAGATATATCAGATGAAGATATAGCTGAATTTATCCAAAGACTGCTTGAAAGAAAAAATATTCCATATAGGGCATTAAAGGCGATGTTTGGATATATGAACGGAGTTTTTGAAAAAGCTTTAATGGACAAAGTTATTGAAATAAATCCATGTAAATATGTAGACTTGCCAATATTCAAGCAACATTGTAAAGAACCAAGACCAAAATCAGCAAAAGAACGTACAGTGTCTAATGAAGAGAAAAAAGCAATTATTAAAAAACTAAATATAAACCATCAAAAAGAGCATATAAGCATTGCAGGCTATGCAGTTGAATTATCACTTTATACAGGAATGAGGGTTGGAGAACTTTCTGGACTTAAATGGGAAGATATAAATTATGAAGAGCAATCAATAACCATTTGCAGATCTGAAAAGTATAATAGAAAGAAAAATGAGTTTTACATTTCCACAACCAAGAATGATAAAGTACGAACATTTCCATTAACTTCTGAGATAAAAGATGTTCTCGATAGGGTTAAAAAGGAAGAAATAAAGAGGTGCTTTTTAACAGAATTTGTATTTAGTGATGTAGATGGAAGAGTACATGCTAGAAAAATTTCTGAATGCATAAGAAATATGACAATGACTAAAGAGTTTGAACATACAAAAAGTATTCATGCAATAAGAAGAACATTAAATTCAAACCTTCGAAGCAATGGTGTTCCAGTAACAGTTGCAGCAGCTCTTCTCGGACATACTGAACGAGTGAATGAAGAAAATTATACATATGATGTGTCGAGTATTCATGAGAAAATGAAAATTATTGAAGCAGCAGGAAAAATATCTTGATTACTATTACCGGTTTTTTGATTACTACACTTTTGAAAACCGCATAAACACTGGGGCTCAGAGCATGTTCCCGGGTTCAAGTCCCGCTGCCGGCATTAATATTTTGGAAAAGAATCGACTACTGGTCGGTTCTTTTTTTACGCGAGTAGCGAGGAAATTGCAAAGCGTGTTTCCCATAGTTACGCGAATAGAAGGTAAGGAGAATCACATGGAACAGACCAATGACAGAACATTTTTAGAAACAGAACCGGTAGGAAAGCTGTTATTAAAGCTGGCATTGCCTACCGTTGCAGCCCAGTTGATTAATATGATGTATAACATAGTAGACCGTATGTATATCGGCCATATTCCGGGGGATGGTGCAATGGCACTGACCGGAGTCGGTGTATGCATGCCGCTGATTATGGTAGTATCTGCGTTTGCAGCACTGATTAGTAATGGTGGTGCACCACGGGCAACCATATTTATGGGAAAGGGAGAGAAGGACAAGGCGGAAAAAACGCTGGGGAACTGTTTTTGCACCCAGATTATTGTATCGCTGATACTGACTGCATTTCTGCTGGCGGGAAACAGAGGTTTTCTTCTGGCATTTGGAGCCAGCGAAAATACAATTTCTTTTGCTACTGATTATATGAATATTTATGCCATAGGAACGATTTTTGTGCAGTTGACTCTGGGGATGAATGCATTTATTACGGCGCAGGGATTTGCCAGAACCGGTATGCTGTCGGTACTGATTGGTGCAGTGATTAATATTGCACTGGATCCGGTATTTATCTTTGGCTTTGGCATGGGTGTAAAAGGAGCAGCACTGGCAACAGTTCTTTCCCAGGCATGTTCCTGTATCTGGGTGCTGGCTTTTTTATGTGGAAAGAAAACGCATCTTCGCTTGAAAGGAAAAAATATGATATTGCAGGCAAATATTATTTGGCCGAGTATTGCACTTGGAACAGCAATGTTTATTATGCAGGCAAGCGAGAGCGTGATTTCAGTCTGCTTTAATTCTTCGTTATTACGATATGGCGGAGATATGGCAGTAGGAGCCATGACCATATTAACCAGTGTCATGCAGTTTGCACTACTTCCGTTACAGGGATTGGGTCAGGGAGCGCAGCCGATTATCAGCTATAATTATGGAGCCAAAAGAGCAGACAGGGTAAAAGAAGCCTATTTCTTATTACTGAAAATTGATGTAGGATTTTCCTTTGCTTTGTGGGTACTGGTGATGGCATTTCCAAGAGCATTTGCAGCCATGTTTACCTCAGATGCGGCACTGATTGCATATACGGGAAATGCACTTCGGATTTATCTTATGGCAATTCTGATATTCGGAATCCAGATGGCGTGTCAGATGGCATTTACATCACTGGGAAAAGCAGTATCTTCCATTATTGTAGCGGTGATGCGTAAATTCGTATTATTACTGCCACTTATTTATATTATGCCACACATTTTTACCGGCAATCAGGCAATGGCAGTTTATATGGCAGAGCCGGTAGCGGATGTGCTGGCGGTAAGCTTTACGTCTGTACTGTTCTATTTCCAGTTCCGCAAGGTGCTGCGTCAGATAGAAGGGTAG